TCAATCCGGGGTCACCGCGTTCGACGCGGCGGCCTCGACCACCGCGTCGTGACGGCGCCGCACCCACTCCCCCGCGATCCGCCCGACGTCGCGACGGTCTCTCGGGGAGCTGCGCACCGCCAGCTTCGCCAGGCTGTCAGCCAGCTCGTTGAGTGCGTGCCCGGCGTGCCCGCGTTGCCAGCGGGCGTCCACACGCACCGTCCCGTCGGCGAGCTGACTCGCCCACGCGGCGAGCAGCGAGGGGCGCCCGTCCCGTTTCCGCGCGGGGTAGCCGGTTGGGAGCTCGTGGGATCCCTGCTGCCAGGCGGTGATGAACGCCAGTGCGTCTCGGGAATCCGTCAGGAGCACGAACTCCCGGGTGGGCGAGGTGAGGCGACGGGTGGCCCAGGCCGCCGCGTGCAGCTCGGCGAGGAGGGCGGGCTGCTGGTGGGCGGTCAGTTCCTCGTCCAGCTGCCGCATCCCCCACTGGCCGGTGGTGGCGACGTAGCCCATCCCCAGCCGCACCGGCTGCCCCGGTTTGGCAGGGCGGGAGGCCCCGTCGCTGGCGAGGACACGCTGCCCCGGCGGATCCAGGGTGAGGTGCCCGGTGGTTGTGAACGTCATGACCGCCACCCTTCCTCCGCGGATTCCTCCTCGTTCAGGGCGGAGACGCCTGTCCAGCGGAGGTAGGTCACGAGGTGGTCGAGGCTCTCGAAGTACAGCGTCGGGCCGGCACCAAGGTTGGGCAAGCGGAACCAGCATCGGGTCGGCTCGTCATGGTCAACCCTGATCGTCCCGTGACCGACCCCGGCCGGATCGAACGTTTCGGTCTCGGCGAGGTAGGCGCGCGGCCGGTTGGCGGGGGGAACCGAGGGGTCGTCAACGACCAGGACGCGCGAGGTGACCACAGTGGCGGTCGGGGGAAGCCGGTCGATCCTCGCGGCGAACGGTCCGACTTCGGCCTCGATGGTGTCCCCGTCGTCGGCCAGACTCACCGTCAGCATGATTCTCCTTCAGCGGCAGGGCTGCCCCGGCCCTTGTGGCCGGGGCCTGTGGGGAGCGCCCCGCCGGGGAAGGAGACCGCCTTCCCCGGCGGGGGCGGCTCAGGGCTGGCTCAAGTTGATCACACCGCAGTCCACCCTCCGCTTGTTCCGGCCGCTGGTGATGTCGATGCGCGCGATCCCGTTGAATCGTCCGTCGTGGTTGCGGTGCTCCTTGATTTTGCGCGCGGGCACCGGGTCTCCGTAGCGCGGCGTGTAGATCACCGCCACTCCGCTGGTCACCGCCGTGGTGGGGACCGAGAGTGGTTCCCCTGCCCTGGCTCCGTCGGTGATTTCCACCTCAACCGTGGTCTCGTCGGCCTGGTCGGCCACCACGAGAGCGGGGTGCGTCTCGTCGTCGGTGGTCACGGTGACGGCGTCTCCGATCGTGAACATGAACGGGCTCCCTTCTCTGCTCGGGCGACCTCTCCGCCCAAGCACCGCCTACGTTAGCAGGAAACCAATAAACAGTCAAGTTAGACTTGACTGTTTATTGGTTCACCTGGCCGCATGGGCGTTAGGAGGCAGGTGCTCCGGCACTCGACCGCCGCGAGCGCTCCCACCACGGGGCGCGGGGCCGCGCGCCCCGCGTGGGGAAGGGGAGGGTCACGACGTCTCGGGCGGAGTGGGCGTCCGCCCGGGTTCCGAGCGGGGGTCTACCCCCGGTCTTTCCGGGGGACCGGGCGGGGCGTAGCGGTGACCACGTTGGTCATCCTCGCCAACGCGTGCGGCAGCGGCCCGGAGACCGGTGGGTCCCCGTCCGGTTTCCCGGCCATGCAGTACGCCTGCCCGCCGTGATGGCGCTGCACCCACCACAGTTCCTCGCCGAGCGGGGCGACCATCAGATGCCGGATTTTCTCCCGTCGGGGGTGCCGGTCGATCATGCCCGCTTCGGCCAGTTCGGCGATGGAGGCGTCTTGGGCGGGCGAGGAACTGATGACACGCCAGACTTCGGTGAGAAGCCCGAACCCGTAGAACTGCCACCCGTCCCGGGTTTCCAGGTCTACTCCGGTCTCGGTGCGGAGCTCGGCGAACGTCGCGCGCAGGTCGGGGCTCATGGACTCGTCGAGTTCGCCGGAGAGCGCCTTTTCGAACAGGCGGACGAGTCCGAGTGTCGCGGAGGCACAGTCGCCCCCGGTGTGGTTTACCAGCATGTGCAGCACCGAGGTGTAGCCCTCGCAGTAGTCGATCTCGACGGTGTAGTCCGGGCTGCACCAGAGTCGGAGCAGGCTCGGCGCGTTGGCCGCCGTGTCCCACCCGGCCCGGTGATGGTGCTCCTCCAGGGTGAGTAGCTGGCGTCGCAGGTGTGCGGCCAGCGTGTCCTGCGCGCTGAGGGCGTTGGCGGTGGCGTGGAATACCGCTTCCACGGTGTCCACTGTGGCTTTGTCTGCCTCGGTCATCGCAACTCCGTGACGGTGTGTGACTGTGCTCGCCGCGAACCTTACCCCCAACCCCCCATAAATAATCAAGTCAGACTATCTTGTTTCATGGTGCGGCTAGGGTGAACCGAGACAAGCCGCTGGCGTGGGGGCCGGGCCGAAACACCTGCCGACCGAGGTGCGCCCGTGACCACCCCCGACGAGGCCCCCGACCCCGCCCTGCTGTCCGACTCCGCCCTCGAAGCCGAACTCACCGCGCTGCTAGCCGCCGCCGACCGCGACGCGCTGACCGACCCCCTCACACTCGCCCGCCATCTCGACAATCGGATAGTGACTAGGCCGCATCTACGGGCGATCTCGCACGCGTTCGCCGAGATAGCGCATACCCGTAACGCTCGGCTCATGATCCTCACCCCACCACAGGTAGGTAAGCCGTTGTATGTTGGGAACATGATCTTGATGGGCGACGGGAGCCGAAAACCGCTCGGTGAGGTACAAGTTGGCGATACGGTGATCACTCACCAGGGGAGACCACGCCGCGTCGAGGAAGTCTTCGATCAAGGGAATCTTCCCTCCGTACGGATCACCACGCGCTCCGGCCGCGAGACAATCGCTGCTCTCGAACACCCGTTCCTCACTCCGGAAGGCTGGGTCAAGGCAGGCGAATTACGGGTCGGCGAAGCACTCGCCACTGTTGCTCAACCAATGACCGTTCCCGATAACGGAGTTACCGCCGTCGAAGCACGTCTGCTGGGATATTTCACCGGTGATGGAAGCGTGCACTACACCCGGAAGGGAAGTATCGCTTCTGGGGTGACCACCGGAAGCGACTCGGTCGAAGCCGCCATCCACCGTTGCTGTGAGACATTGGGGTTCACAGCCCGCCGGTCGCAAGCCAGACATCGGCACAGCGCGGCTCGATACATTGGTATCTCCGGTGGGGCGAGGCCGTGGCTCCAACACCACGGTCTCGCCGGATGCAACTCGTACACCAAGCGGGTTCCCCGAGCGATATTCCGTAGCCCGCCCGATGTCATCGCCGAATTCATCGCAGGATACTGGGACTGCGACGGCGTGATTTCCTCACGCGGTAAAGGCAGGGATGGTTTCCCCCGCAAGGACGTGCACTGCGAGTTGTATTCGGTCAGCCGTGATCTGCTCGCCGACGTACAACATCTGCTGCTGCGGTTGGGGATCCGAGCCAGTATCCGCCTCAAGAAAGGCAGATATAACGAGGCGGAACACACCTCCTACCGCCTCCAGCTCATCGCGCGTGACGACGTCGCAAAGTTCCGCGGACTCATCGAACTCGTCCATGAGAAACGTTCCGCCGCACTGGCGGAACACACGCTGCCTCGCAGCGAGTTCGACCAGTCGTTGCTAGCTGACCCTGTCACGGAAATCGAGCACGTCGGTGACCACGAGTGCCGGTGCCTCACCGTTGCCGAGGACCACACGTTCACCAGTGACGACCTCGTCGTGCACAACACGGAAACCAGCGCCGTTTGGGGAACTTTCTGGTGGCTGTGCAACTTTCCTCGACAACGCGTCATCATCGGCTCCTACGCCAGCCACTTGGCAACCAAACGGGGCCGCTCGGTACGTCGGTTGGTGCAGAACTTCGGCGACCGATACGGCCTTCACGTGGAACGCGGGTCCAGTTCGGCCAATGACTGGTCTCTGAACGAGGGCGGCGGTGTCCGCAGTGTCGGTGTCGGCGCAGGCATCACTGGTAACCCGGGCGAATGTCTGGCCGGGGAAACACGCATCGCCACCGAGCATGGCCCGCTGGCCATCAACGACCTGTTGGAGCGGAATTCGTGGCCTAATGTTCTGACGTACAACCACGAAACACAGGAATGCGAGTGGAACTCACTCCAAGCGATGCAGGTTCGGCCACCGCAACGGCTCTGGCGGGTGACAACCCAATTCGGCAGAGCCGTGCGGTGCACCCCGGATCACTTGTTCGCAGCCTGCGAGCCCCCCTCGTCGACCGAGACATACCGTCCTACCCGGGAACTCACCCCCGGAAAGCATTGGCTGGTCACCCCCTGGGCGCAGCGCATCGAGGCCGTGTCCGACGTCGTCGAAACCGATGAGGTGCTGCCGGTCTATGACCTGCAGGTAGCAGGCCCCCACAATTTCTTCGCCGAAGGGCTGTTGACACACAACTGCTTGATCATTGACGACCCCCATAAGGGTCGTGCTGAAGCCGAAAGCGCCCGGTTGCGGGAGGTCGTCTGGGACTGGTGGTCCGGAGATCTCGTTTCCCGCTTGGCACCGGGCGCTCCCGCCGTGCTGATCCAGACGCGCTGGCACGAACAAGATTTGGCGGGGCGGTTGTTGGAGGAAGAAGGCCGCCTGGAAGAAGGGGGAAAGTGGAAGGTAATACACCTGCCCGCGTTCGCGTTGCCGCCGGACGACGCACGCGGCATCGGGTCCGATGGGCTCGGGCGTTCCCCGGGGGAGCCGCTGACCCACCCGCGCATCCCGACCCGGGATGTGGCGGCGTTGCGGGCGCACTGGGAGGAGAAACGGGCTTCGTCCACCCCTCGCGACTGGGGTTCGATCTATCTGGGCACGCCGAAACCGGTCGAGGGCGCGCTCGTGTCGTGGGAGACGTTGCGGGCGCAGCGGGACTACCGCCCGTCCGCGGAGCCGGTGAAACGCGCGGTGGCCATCGACCCGTCGGGGGGTGGCCGCTCGGCGGCCGGGGTGATCGGCTGTTGGCTCGGCGATGACGGGCGGCTGTATCTGTCCCACGACCGTACGGGGGTGATGAGCAGTCAGGAGTGGGCGGAGGAAGCGTGCCGGCTGGCCGACGAGCTCGACGCCGACCGGTTCATCGTCGAGTCAAACTATGGCGGCGACATGGCTGAGCGCGTGATTCGTTCGGCGTGGACGGACCTGGTCGGCCGGGGCGAGATCGACCGGCGGCGGTTGATCCCGCGTGTGGTGCCGCAGGCCTCGCGGGCGGGAAAGGTGTTGCGGGCCGAGCCGGTGGCGGGCCAGTTCACGCAGGATCGAATCCGGTTCGCGGCGTCGTTGCCGGAGTTGGAGCAGGAGTGGGCCACGTGGGTGGACGGGTCGCCGGATTCGCCGGGCCGGATCGACGCGAGTGTGCACGCGGCGTTGTCGCTGCTGCCGATCCCGAGCTCCGGGGAGCTCGTGTCGAACCCGGCGGGGGTCTCGCGGGAGGCGGTGGCGAACGCGGCCTCCACGCCGATGATGCCGCGTTACTACGGGCCGCCGCCGGGGGCGGAGATCGCGCCGGATTACTACCGGTGACCGGTGTTGATCAGCAGGCTCCTGCCCCTCGCGGCGTGGGGTGAGTGATCGCTACTCTGGGGTCAATTTGCATAACCGAGCAGGATCGACCGTTGACCACGTGTGAAGGGAGCTCCATGCGCCCCAGTTCCATGTCGAATCCGGCGGCCAGCGGTGAGGAACAGCCTCACCCGTACGAATCCGAGCACCCGCCCGTGGATCTGCGGCGGCTGGACAAAGCGCTGTTGGCGCGCCCGTCGGCGGCGCGGTGCTACGACGTCTACCTCGGTGGGGAGCACAACTTCGCCATCGACCGCTACTTCGTGCGGCGGCAGCGCAAGATTCTGCCGATGATCGAGGACGTGGCGCGGCATAACCGGAATTTCCTGGTTCGGGCGACGCGGACGGCGGCCGAGATGGGGATCCGCCAGTTCATCGACCTCGGCAGTGGGGTGCCGACCAGCCCGAACGTGCACGAGATCGCCGAAGAATACGCGCCGGGCGAGAACAAGGTGATCTATGTCGACAACGAGCCGATCGCGGTCGAGCACGCCGAACGGATCCTGAAAGAGACCGGTAAACCGGGCCAGCACATGGTGTTCCCGGCGGATCTGCGGGAGCCGGACCACCTCTGGCGCAAGTTGAAAGCGCTGCGGCCGAGTGAGGAGGAGCCGAACCTGGTGCAGATCGACTGGAATCAGCCGATCTGCCTGTTGATGGTGGCGGTGCTGCATTTCGTGCCGCGCTACCGCGAACCGGAGGTGTGGATGCGGCGGTTCCGGCAGATTCTGCCGCCGGGCAGTGTGCTCGTGCTGTCGCATTTGACCGCCGACGGGGTGCCGGAGGAGCTGGTGCCGCAGGTCGAGCAGTTCTGCCGGAACTACTCGCGGACGACGAACGAGTTGTGCCACCGCTCGTGGGACGAGACGAGAGCGTTCTTCGGGAATATGCAGATGCTCGAACCCGGGGTGACGTGGACGGTGCAGTGGCGCAACGACGAGGAGATGGCCGAATGGCCCCGCCACATCGACCCGGGGGAATCGCTCGGGGTGTGTGGGGTGGGTTACAAACCGGACGCGTCTACCTTTTGACGTGTGACCGGACGTGAGTTCGGTTCACGGCGATATGCCACGCTGTTGGGCGAATTAGTGGTCACAACTGATGCGACCACTCGTTCCGGCCGCTACGGTCGATGCGCGGGGTGACCCCGGGATGAGAACGGGCGCGTGCGATGTGGGCGGGAGACTACCTGGGCTAGAGGAAGTGTCTCCACCATCTCAGCCTGCGTTCCCCGGGGTCACCCCAGACTCGTCTCGCGGCCTGCCCGGCAGTCTCGTGTCGGCCGGTGGCCGGGTCGGCGTGACCGACACGGTGGGCGCCCACGGGATTGGGCGTCGGTGTGGGTCACCCGGCCGGTCGCAGGTCGCGGTGTCCGACGAGTGCTACTGGTCAGAGTGACACAACTGCCCCTCACTGCGAGGGCATGGGCGTCAGTTTCGCACGGCCAGGTGACAGCGGGCTCGTCATGACTCGCCGCGCTACGGTTCGGTGAGACGGTGCTGACAACGGGCCGTGGCCCGGCCTGGCGTCATGCCCCCATCGGGTGAGTGCGCCCCTCCCTCTGTGCATTGTGGAGGACGCTGGGGGGTACGCTCGGGACGGTCCGTCCGAAATTCCGGGTCATCCCGGGGCGACGGTGATGAGGGATGCGGTGTGGCGGCAGTCAGCGGTGCCGCCGCACCCTCACCGGAGGGTGACGGTGCGTGACCACAGTGCGGTGCTGCGGGAGCATGATCAACCGGTTATGCACCCAAAACGTGAGTGAGGTCACACTCTTCGATGCTGCAAATTCGTCACAGCCCGCCGCGTGGCCGCCGTTCGGGAACCCACCTCGGGAACTGGCGCCGCTCCCGCAGCGCGCTCGGCGGCACCGCCCTCGTCACCTGCGACGCCCCCACTGGTCCCCAGTCGCACTGTTCCGCCCGGTACGCGACCGCTACCCAGGACGCCTCCACCGCGCGCTCCGCCGCCGCCGACCACGGCTGGCGCTACGACCCGCAGCAACGACGCGACTACTGCCCACGCCACGCGGCCGGTGGTGATCACTGACAGCCCCGCTCCGGTGACATCGGCCAGCACCGTCTTCCCTTCCGACCGCCCGCGCGATGACGCTGACGGGATCGGCTGCCCGTCGGGCGCGGAGACGTCTCCCCCGACGGCGTCGTCCCGCTCAGCGGGCAGCCGACATCTTCGTGGACTACGGCACCGCGCTGGCCCCCACGGCCGTCACCCACGTCGCCGTCGACGGCCGTTGACGGCAGATCGCGCACGCGGCGGGGTGGCGGGGAGCTGGCGGAATCCACCACGCCACCCCCGTGGTGTCCGGCGGCCACGCCGCCCGCAGCACGAGCGCGAGCCCCGACCGGGTGGGGAAAAACCACCGTGGACTGTCCGTCCAGTCCACCAACCCCCGGCTGCCCGCCTGTTCGACGGCGCGCCGCGCGACCTCGTGGCTCTGCCCCGACCACGCGGCCAGAACGTCGATCCGGCAGTGGCCGCAGCAGTCGAAACACACCTCTTCCCGGCCCGCCGCGACCACGATCCAGTCGGCAATGTGCGTCTGCACGGCAGCCTCCACAGTGGATTAGACCGGTTGGACAGGGGTGCAGGCCACGTACTGGTAATGCGCCCGACCTCGGCGGCCACGCCGGTTCGGTTGGGCCAGCGCCACCTTGTTCTCGCGGCGGAGCCGCCAGATGGCGCGGCGCACCGTGACAATGGCGAACCCAGAATCCTGGGCCAGTTCCACCACGGTGCGGGGGTGCGGGGTTCCTTCGAGCACGTCGAGAACAGCACCGACCGATTTCACTGGTCTTGCCATGATTCTAGACTCCTTTTTGTGGAGTTTGTGATTGTTGCTCTTGCGTGGTTGGCGGCGGGACGACTGACGAGGCTGGTGACCGCGGACGCGATCGGGGATCCGCTCCGTCAACGCGTCGCGATCTGGGCACAATCCCGTGCCCACGCTGCGCTCCGAGAGCTGGGCACGCTGCCGGGCTCCCTCAACGAGGAGGTGTCACCGCAGGAACGGCGGTACCGCCACCGAATGCACCGCCGCTACGAGCGCGCCAAACTCCTCGAAGGGTTTCCGTTCTGCGGATGGTGCGTCGGGGTGTGGGTGTTCGGGGTGGTGACAGGTCTGGCGTGGGTCGCTGACGGTGGTCCCGCTGTGATGCTGGGCGGCCCCGCGTGGTTCACCCTTCCCGCCGTCGCGCTCGGGGGGAGTTGGGTGTATTCCCTCGTGGCCACGTGGCTGGATCGCGATGCCTGAGCGTTCTCTCCCTGCCATCGGCCTCACCCATTCTGATCACAATGTTGTCGGGCTGTAATGGGAATCGTCGCCCTGTAACTTCATGATCGTAATCACTCCGAGTGAGGATCATCCATTTCACTCATTCCGGGATACTCTGCGTGCGAAACACGACACCGCCGGTACTGTGAGCCGATCGTGGACCGACGATGGCTCTGTTTCGTTCTCGGTCCAGCGCACCGCCGCACAGTCCTGCCCAGCGCTCAATGATCGCCAGCGCCGTCGTGGTGCAGCAGAGTCAACTCCGCGCGATTCCCGAGCAGCGGGATTGGCAGACGCAGGCGTGGGATTTCTACGACCGGCTCAACCTACTGCGGTTCGCCGCCCACTGGCTGTCCAACGCACTCAGCCGGTGCCGGCTCTACGTGGGGGTGCCGACCGACGACGGGGCAGGAGCGCCCGCCCCGGTCACTGACGAGGACGACTCGCCGGGCGAGACCGCCGCGCGGGTTCCGCTGGACGAACTGTTCGGCGGCCCAGCGGGGCACCCCGAGATGCTGTCCCGCCTGGCCACGCACCTGACGATCCCGGGCGAGTCCTACCTGGTGGGGATGGACGACGCCCAGACCGGGAAACGCCGCTGGCTCGTCGCCAGCGGCGACGAGTTCTTCAGCCGCAACAAGCAGGTGCGGGTGCGCCTGCCGGACACCAACGAGCAGGTCCCGATCGACCTGAACACCGCCACGGTGCTGCGGATCTGGCGCCCCCACGCCCGCCGAGGCTGGGAGGCCGACTCGCCGGTGCGCGCGTTGCTGGGGGATTTGCAGGAGCTCGCCGATCTCCGCTCGTACGTCAAGGCGATCCTGGAATCGCGGATGGCCGGGCGGGGGATCCTGTTTCTGTCCGAATCCACGATCATGCCGAGCCCGACGAACCAACCGGCCGGGACGCCGCTTCCCCACGACCCGGCGACGGCCGCGATGATCGAGGCGATGATCACTCCGATCACGAATCGGGATTCGGCGAGCGCGGTGGTGCCGTTGCTGGCCCGGCAGCCGGACAAGGCCAAAGACCCGTTCTTCATGGATTTTTCGACCAAGCTGGACGAGCAGATCCGGCCGCTGCGCGAAGACGCGATCCGCCGCATCGCCGCCGGGCTGGACATGCCCGCCGAAGTGCTGCTGGGCATGAGCGAGGCGAACCACTGGACCGCCTGGCAGGTCGAAGAGTCAGCGGTGAAACTCCACATCGAGCCGCTGCTGGGGCTGATCTGCGACGCGTTGACCGAGCGCTACCTACGGCCCGCTCTGGAGGCGATGGGCGTGGCCGAGGCGCACCAGTACGTGATCTGGTACGACGCCAGCGAGCTCGTGCTGCGCCCCAACCGCGCCCCCGAAGCGCAGAACCTCTACACCATGGGGCTGCTCACCGGGGATTCGGTGCGGCGGGCGGCCGGGTTCACCGCCGAGGAGGACCAGCCCAGCGACGAGGAACAGCAGCGGTACCTGCTCACCCAGCTCGCGCTCAAAGGCGTCAAGGCCGCCGACGTGCGCCCGTATCTGGAATGGTTGGGCATCGAGCTGCCCGAGTCGGCCACCCCGCCGTCGGGGGACAGCTCCGGTGGCGACTCACCCTCGTCGCCGGAGCCCGACCGGGGGCAGAGCCCACCCGGCGAGGGGGAACGCCCCGAGCCCCCGGCCACCCCTGGCGATCCGGATTCGGCCGAACGGCCGGACGACGCGTCCCCGGGCGAGGCAGCAACGACGGCCAGCGTGACCACGGTGGGCCGGTGGCCGGTGGCGGCGGTCGAAATGGGGGTGCTGCGGGCGCTGGAAATGGTCGGCAAACGGCTGCTGAACTGGGGCGGCCGGGCCTGGCGCGGCCGGATCCACTGCGAACCGTGGGAGATCCACACCCGCATTCCGCCGCAGGACTTCGACGCCGAGCGGCTGTTGGACGGGGCCTACGCCAGCCTGGAGCAGGTGCTCGATGACCAGCCGTGCATCCAGCGCGCCGTCGATGGGTACGTGCGCAGGCTGCTGGCCGAGCAGAAGCATCACGATCGGGCGTTGTTGCTGCATGTCCTCTCCAGCGCGGGCTGTTTCGACGCCGATACGCAGGGAGAAACCGATGCCGCGTGACGAGCCCGCGCTGCCGCCCTGGTTCCGCCGCGACGACCCGTGGTTGACCACCCGGATGCGGCACGTCGCCGAGATCGATGACGGCGAAGCACGGCTCGGCCGGGCCGTCAGCGAGGCCATCGCGGAGTTCCTGGCCGCCGCCCGCGACGCGGTGCTCGGCGACGAGCCGACCGTGGTCACCGCCGCTGGGGTGGAGCCTCCGCCGCCGGACCTGTCCCGCTGGCCGGGCGAGAGCCGTTGGCGCGAGCTCCTCGACCGCGTCGTGGCCCCGGTGATCACCGGGTTGTTCGGGGAACGGTTTCGGGCCGCGACCGCCTCGGCTGCGATCGCCGACTACCCCTACCGGCAGGCGTATCTGGCCGAGGTGTGGTCCCGGCTGACGCTCTGGCCCAGCGAGGCGTTCGACGACGTGCGCTCGGAGCTCGCCGAAGGAGTCGCCGAAGGCGAGACCCCGCGCCAACTGCGGGAGCGCGTCGGCGAAGCGCTGTCGATCACCGCCCGCAGCAAGCGGGTGCAGGCCGAGATCGCTCAGCTCACGAAAACGATCGACAACCCGGACACGCGGCCCGGCATCCGCCGGGAAGCCCGGAAACGACGCAGCGCGCTGTACCGCAGCAAGGACCGAGAGGACCAGCACTGGTGGTTCTACGCCGCCCGGATCGCCCGCACCGAGACGGTGGGCGCGCTCAACGCGGGCACCTTCTACGGAGCCACAGCGAGATCCGCGGAGACCGGGGAGGCGGTGTTCAAGCAGTGGTGGTGCCTCACCCCGGAGAACACGGTCACCGCCGCCGGGGTGACCTGGATCGCCCATCGTGACTACGACGGGCCGGTGGTGCGGCTCGTCACCGACGGCGGCACCGTGCTGACCCTGACCCCGCAGCACCCGGTGCTCACCCCCGACGGGTGGGTTCCCGTCGCCGAGCTCGCCGCTGGCTCGCGGCTGGTGCGGCTGGAGTCCAGCGAGACCGGGCGAGCGATTGGCGAGCTGGCCGAGTCGTGTTTCACCGCCGCCGACGAACGGGGGTTCACCCGCGAGGTGACCCGCCAGGTGGGCGACGGCCCGGCCGAGACGGTGCGGGTGTGCCCACCGGACCCGTACGTGACCGCCTCGGTGGCCCCGAGCTCGGGGGAGCCGCTGGCGGGGCTGGCCTGGCGCTGCGGCGAGGCCGAGCTGCCGGATCGCGCCGAGCGGGAACCGGGCCTGGTGGTCGAGACCGTGCGTCAGGCGCAGTGGGGCTACTACACCGGGCCGGTGTATGACCTCACCACCGTGTCGGGGTTTTTCGCCGGGCCAGGCGGGGTGCTGGTGCACAACTCCACCTCGGACAGTCGGGTGCGCCCGTCGCACTGGGCGGCGCACATGCAGGTGCAGCCGCTCGACGAGGCGTTCCAGGTCGGCGGGGTGGCGATGGATCACCCGGGCGACCCGGCCGCGCCGCCCCGGGAAGTCGTCAACTGCCGGTGCAGTCTCCTCACGATGGGCAGCGAGGAAGCGGACGAGGAACGGCAGCGGTGGCAACAGTTCCGGCAGGGCCGCACCGACGTGCACGGGCGGCCCCTCGATGAGCAGGGGCGGCCGGTCACGGCCGCCGCCACGACCCCTTCGGGAGCAGCCATGACCGAGACGTTCGGTGCCGAGCCCCAGGAGACCGAGGCTCCCTCCTCCCCCAGCGACGCCCCCGGCGGCGCGTTGACGTGGTCCGGGGTGTTGGCCCCGTTGGGGGTTCCCTCCGGCGACAACCGTCGCATCGACGCCCCCGACGACGGGGAGTTGTCCACGCGTCAGCTTCCGGTGCCGCTGCTGTTTCAGCCGCGCCTGGCGCAGGGGCACGCGGAGGCCGAGCAGGGGCTGGCGGTGATCACCTCGGCGCAGCTGGCCACCGGCGAGCAGGTGCGCGAGCAGGGGATGCTCACCGAGCCCCCCGAGGTGGACAAGGACGCGCTGTTCCTCGTCGGGCACGGGCGGTTCGACGCTGCCGACGATGAGGCCGCCGAGATCGCCCGCAAGATCGACGAGGGGTATCTGCGGTGGGTCTCGGTCGATTTGGACCAGGTTGGCTCGCCCCGCTACCACAAATACCGGGGCGAGACCGATCTCGGCGAAGTGGAGATTCCCGAGGAGGGGCTTCAGACGGCGCTGTCGGCGTGTCTGGACGAGGGGGTGCTGGCCACCGGCCAGTTCGGTATCGCCCGCGACGAGTCCGGCAGCGTCACGACGGTGGCGGAGCCGTGGGCGGCGCTGGAACACGCCGCCTGGAGCAGCGGCGCGCCGAGCCTGCGGGCCGCGTTGAACACCGACGCCGGGTTCCGCGCGCGGTTGGGGATCGACCTCGCCGACGACGAGCGGCTGGTGGAGGTCGTGACTCAGTGGCGCCTCATGTCCGCCACCCTGGTGGGCCAGCCCGCCTTCCACGAAGCGTTCGTGGTGCTCGATCAGGGCAGTCACACCTCTGAGGACGAGCCCGACGCGGCAGAGCCGCCGGAGAACGACGATCCGGGGATCATCGAGGCCGGGCTGCTCGACAGCGGCGAGGACACCACGGTTAACGAGATCGACGGCGAGGATCTGCCGGAGCAGACGGGGATGGCGGCGCTGGCCGAGCAGATCAACGCCGCGCTCGGCGCCGCGAGTTTCGCGGTCACCGGGGACACGAGCCTGCCGATCGCCGACCGTGACCGCCCGTGGGACGGGGCGGCGGCACGGGCGCGGCTGGCCGAGTGGGCCACGACCGACGACGGCGACCTCGACGGGGCGATGTTCGCTCGCGCCCACCTCTACCGCGACCCCGAGGCGGACCCGACCACGAAGGGCGCCTACAAACTCCCGGTCGCCGACATCATCGGGGGCCGGTTGACGCTCGTGCCCCGAGGAGTGTTCGCCGCAGCCGCCGCGATCCAGGGCTCGCGCGGCGGGGTCGCCATTCCTGAGGCGGATCGGGCCGGGGTGAAACGCAAACTGGCGCATCTGTACCGCCGGATCCGGGAGAAGGAGGACGATGAGGAGATCCGCCCGCCGTGGCAGGGGGGAACGGATCGGTCGCGCAGACGGATCGACCGGTCCAAGCCCCAGACGACCGGCGTGGGCAAGCCACGCCGGTTCGGCAGCGAGGACAGCGGAACCGTCTCGGCCTCGGGCACGCCCCAGCAGAGCCCGCCGCCCTCGGGTGGGGAGTCGCCCGCGCGTCGGTCGGCGGCGGCGTTGACGGCGGCGGCCGATTCGTGGGCGCACCGTGTGGCCGAGGCCGCCGACGAGCTCCACGAACCCCCAGCGGAGTTTTTCGACAACCCGAACCTGCTTCGCCCGACGAACCCGACGGTGACCGCGCGGGGCCGGGTGTTCGGTCACATTCACGACTGGACCACGGCCCACATCGGCTACTCCGGGCGGACGGTGCGGGCTCCGCGGTCGACGTCGAATTACGCGTATTTCAACCTCAAGCCGGTGCGCTGTTCCGACGGTAGCTACGTGCGCTGCGGGGCGTTGGTGCTCGGGGCGCATCACGCCGACACCGCCGCCTCGGCGAACACGGCGACCGATCACTACGACCACAGTGGCTACCGGGTGGCGCGGATCCGCGCGGGCGAGGATCGGCACGGCACGTGGTTTTCCGGCGCGTTGGTGCCCGGGGTGACCGCCGAGCAGGTGCTCGACATCGCCGAGCTGACCTGCTCGGGAGACTGGCGGGACGGCGAGCTGCGGGCGGCGTTGCTGGTCAACGTGCCGGGGCTGCCGATCGTGGAGGGCAGCGAGGTCGACCCGGCGGCGCTGGTGGCGGCCGGGGCCATCGCCCGTCCCGACGGGGAGGTCGGCATCGCCGACGACCCCGACTCCCGGGAGGAGGCGGGGCAGACCCCGTCGGCGGCGGAGATCGCCCGCGCGGTGGTGGCCGAACAGCGGGCGCTGGCCGCGCGGGAGCAGACCGTGGCCCGGTTGTCGCGGCACGTGCACGCGCCGCAGATCGTGTCGCTGGCCAACCGTGTTCACCATCGACAGTGACAAACGCGATGCGCGAAGCAAGCACGAAAGGGGGGACGCTCATGGGGTGCGGCTGCGGCGGACGGCGCCGGTCCACCCTGCCCACGGGTGGGGTGGGGGACGGTGACGCCGAGGCCCCGGCAGCGGGGCCGCGTGAACGCTGGGAGGTCACCCTGCCGAGCGGCAGTGGGTCCGAGGTGTACCACGTGGACAGCGACACCGAGGCGTACCGGTTGATCAAACAGCACGGGGGCGGTGGGGTGCGCCGGATCGTGACGAACGACTAGATCCCCGGGGTGCTGGCCGGGCGGAGAGGCGCGTGTCGCTCGACTGTGTGATCTGGGTACGCGCGCCTGTCCCGGCGGTGATCGAGCGTGCCGCGTGGGTTGTACGCTGGGTCGCAGACACCGCCCGTTATTCCGTGCACGCTGTGCGCGACGGGTTCCGCTGGCGTGGGGGCCGGGAACACGCGGGGGATGCAGCAGCTCCGCTGGCATGGGGGTCGGGAGCAGGTACCGCCAACGCGGCGCGCGTTGGCTCTGCCCCGGAGGCCCCTGAGTGGAACTCCTCAACACCCTGATCACCCAGGCCATCGAGCTGGCCTCATCCCACGACGATTCCACAACCCGCATCTCCCACCTGCGAACCGCGTTGTCCGAGGCGCGCGAACGCGGCGAGACCGTCGATCTCGCCGCGTTGGAACAGGCCGCCGTCGCCGACTTCGAGCAGCGCCGATCGACCGGTGATTACAGCGCCGAGCACGTGTCCAACCTCGGCGCCGTGGTCGATGTGGTCGATGCCGTGCGCGCCGAGGCCGCCGACGAGCAGGCAACCCGCGAGGCCGCCGCGCAACGCGTCGATGAACTCGCCGAGCGGGTCAACAACACCCCGACCGTGTCGACACCCGGGCAGACCGCAGCGTCCACGGACGACACCTCGACAGGCGGCTCCCCGGCCGCCGAACCCGGTTCCCACCCCGGTGGGCAGCCGGACCACACCGAATCCACCGCACAGCCGCAGGCGGCACCGCAGCCCCCGGCCGAATCCGGCGAGGACACCGGCGGGAGCGGGGCGGGCGAGCCCGCCGCCGAGGCGGCCATGTCCGCAGCAGGGAAGGCGCCCGTGCCGCAGAACCAGTCTCAGGTCCCGATGTCGGCCCTGCCCCGCCAGCTGCCCGATGAGACGCAGCCGGGCTACACGCTCACCGCCGCCGCCGACATTCCCGGGGTTCCGATGGGAACCCAACTGCAGGGGCTGGACGGGTTGACCAAAGCGGTCATGGGTCGGATGCAGGCCCTCGACCGCGCCGGGGTGAACATCAACGCCGGGGTCGCCACCATCGAGCAGAAACCGCAGGACACCAACCTGGTGGCGAGCGGTGGCCGTCAGGACTGGGACGTGATCGAGTACGCCACCGACGAACGGCGGCTGCCCGGCGGCAGCCTCGTCGCGGCAGGCGGGTTCGACACCGGGGCGGGCTGGTGCGCCCGGCCGCAGATCGTCTACGACGACTTCTGCCCGGTGGCCACGGTGGACGGCCTGGTCGATTTGCCGAGTGTGAGCGCCCCGCGCGGGTCGATCTCGTGGCCCACCTCGCCGGACTTCTCCCAGATCTACACCCAGACCGGCTTCTACATGCCGACTGAGGAGATGAACAAGCCGGGCGGGCCGGGCGCCCCGGGCAGCGACGGGGTGCGGCGTGACAAACCCTGCTACATCGTCGACTGCAACAGCGACGAGTCGCTGACCACCGAGCCCTACGGGTTGTGCGTGAAAACGCCGATCCTGATGGAGCGGGCCTACCCCGAGCGGGTGTCCAACGTGCTCGCCAACATCATGGCCGCGCACGCGCACAAGTTGAACGCGGTGCGGCTGGCCCGGATGGAAGAGCTCGCCACTACGGTCACCATCCCGGACACGCCGGTCAACGCGGGCGCGCCCGGGGCGGCGACCGGGCTGCTCGGGCTCGTGGAGCTACAGGTGCAGTGGTACCGCTACCGCTACCGGCTCGGGTTGAACGCCACGATGGAGGCGATTTTCCCCGCCTGGATCCGCGGAATGCTGCGCTCGGATCTCGCCAAGCGGCAAGGCGTGGACAGTTTGGACGTGACCGACACGCAGCTGGATGCCTACCTGCGTGACCGGGGAATTTCTCCTCAGTACGTGCTCGATTGGCAAGATGCCTTCGCCGGGCCGGTCGATACCAGCCCGGACGGCACGTGGCTGCCCACCTTCGACAACACCTGGAACGGCGCTGCCCCACCGGCCGACCCGCCCACCCCGGAACAGTTGGGTGATCCGGCCAACAGCCGCCCGTGGGGCGGCAACTACCCGCCGGTGCGCTGGCCCGAGCGGGTGCGGTTCCTGATCTACCCGGCTGGCACCTATGTGCAGGCCACCACCGACATCATCTCGATCGACGGTCTCTACGATTCGGCGCTGCTCGCTCGGAATCTACACCTTGCGTTGTTCACCGAGGAAGCCTTCGCCATCGGGCTCAAAGGCTGCTACGAGCCGCTGTGCCTCGACGTGCCGATCTGCCCGACCGGGTCGGCGTCCGCGCCCACGACTGTGGCGTGCCCGGCGGTGTGAGGCATGACGGTGCCCGCGCAGCCGATCCGCCACCCCGCCGTGGAGGTCTCCCCTCCGGCGGTGCAGCCGCCCGAGTACGGGCTGCTGTCGGTGGCGCGGTTCCTGCCGAGCCCGCAGCGGCGGTGGGAAGGCTCCGGAATCGTGTTCCCGAACGACGGGTGCGCCCCCGGCGGGGGGATTTGGCTCAACCCGTGTGAGCACCCTCCCCCGCCGGAGGAGATCGAGGCGTTCACGGTCACGGTCGAGCAACCTGCGGCGAGCGAGTTCACGCTGCACGTCAGCCTCTCCGCCCGGCACGAGACCTACGACGGCGCTCCGGTGGCGGTCGTGGTCGGCACCCAGCGGGTGGTGCTGGACGCGATCGGGCAGGGACACGAGGTGACCGTGGACGCGGCGGGCACCTACCCGGTCACCGCCGACATCGCCGCCACCGGGTCCGGCCCGGACTGCCGGGCCACCGGGGAGGTCACCGTGGTCGGCTCCGGGGGGACGCCGGAGCCACCGGTGACGCTGAGGTGCACGGTCACTCCCGGCTGGCCGGTGAAACGGATCCCGATGGGGGTGGAGTTCACCGAAGGCCGTGCGTTCACCGTCTACGAGGCCGCCGGGTGTTTGCCGGCCGGGTTTGAGGACGCGGCCAACCGCGCCCACCGGCGGTTCCAGCGGCACGAGCCCTATTGGGTCGAACGGCATTTCGCCCGCACCGCGTTGCAGGGCTCGCACGTGGAGGTGCTGCATCCCGGAACGGCGGTGCCGCTAGTGCGGGCGATCGGCGAGCTGGAGCAGGCGTTGGCCGCGCGCTACGGCGGCCTCGGGGTGCTGCACCTGCCGCGCGAGGTCTACGGCTTCGTGCCCGACCGGCTCCTCACCACCACTGGTGGCCGACTGCGCACCCCGTTGAACAACGACTGGTCCCTCGGCGGGGGGTACTCCAACACCGGCCCCGGTGGGCAGCCCGCCGGGGCGAACCAGGCGTGGCTGTACGCCACCGGGCCGGTGATGGGGCTACGCAGCGAGGTGCAGATCCGTGAGTCGTTCAACCACGCCCGCAACGAACGGTTCGCGCTGGCCGAGCGCGCCTACGTCCTGACCGCTGATTGCCTGCACCTGGCGGTGCTGGCCGACCTTCCGGGAGCTGGCTGATGCCGATCCTCCTTCCCGCCCGTGACCAGCCGATCGGCGAGCTGATCGTCGAGGTGGAACGGCTGGGGGGCCGGATGAAAACCGACTACCACTGCACCTACGTCGGCATTCACCAGGCGCTGCACGTCAGCGACGCGCTCTATGAGCAGTGGGTGGCCGCACACGGGCAGAGCCACGCCGCCGGGACGTCCACGGCGAGTTCCGCCCCTCGCGCGCTGTCCGGCGGGGTGTCGAGCGCGGCCGAGCACCACACGCATTCGCACCTGGCCACGCAGGGCCGTGTCAGCGTCGCCGAGCGGAACCTGCACAACTACCCCGCTAGTCGTGACGGCAACACCATCACCCCGCGCACTGCGCACGACCAGGCCGACGCCCCGGTCGTGACGGTCTCCAAGACCGGCAACCCCCGCGAGGTGTCGCTGACGGCCGACAACGGGGGGCGGCCGGTGACGATCCAGTGGGGTGACGGCTCCGCGGACGGGTCGAACCCGGGCGACGGGACGACGGCGACGACGCATGTCTACCCCGAGGAGACGGCGTACACGATCACCGTGTTCGACGCCGAGGATCCGGGCGCCTCGACGACGACGCAGGTCGATTTCACCCCCGCTGCCGAGGGAAACGAGTCGGTCGCCAGCGACACCACCTCCGGCGACGACGGCCAGGGCGCCACGGCCGCAGCGCTGGACGAGGGCGACTCGGCGGGCAGCGAGGGCAGACCAGAGCCGATCACGGTCGAGACCGGGGTGACCACGAACCCGTCCGAAACGGACTCCGAGACCGGTTCGGAGGGCGGCGGAACCACGACCGGCGCGCGCAGCGGCGCCTCGCGCCGCACGTCACGCGGGAAGGGGAAGTAAGGCATGGCGTCGAACTGCTTCACCCCGATCCGGGGCAGGCGGATGCGGTTGACCCGCGTGGACAACGTGGGCCGCCCCATCTACGGGACGTGCTCGTCGGTCACCACCAAAGGGTTCGTCTCGGTCGACATTTCCTCGGAGAACGAGGACGGGGAGGAAACCACGGTCAAGACGGCCTCGGGCGAGCTGTGTGTCAGCGAGAAATCGTGCGACCAGCTCAAGTGGTACACGGTCGAGATGGTGTTCTGCCTGGTCGACCCGGATTTGGCGACGCTGGTCAACCCCATGTGGGAAACGCTCTACGACTACCGGGGCGACTCGATCGGGTGGGCCGAGACCTACACCCAAAACTGCGAGACCGGCTTCGCGCTGGAGGTCTGGTGCGACGTGACCGGCTACACGCCGCAGGACCCGCACGCGCAGGGCGCCTGGCTCTACTATCTGCTTCCGTTCGTCATCGGCGGAAACGTCGGCGACGAAACCATCGAGAACGGGGCGCTGAACCTGACGCTGTCCGGGCGGACGAAGAAGGCCACCGGGTGGGGCCGGGGGCCGTACCCGGTGATGCTCAACCCGCCCGCCACGGCGGGCGCAGCCCCGCAGCCGGGTCCGCTGCTGACCCCGATCGGGCCGGACGAGCCGCGACGGCGGTTCCTCACCACGGTGCGCCCGCCGGATCCGCAGTGCGGCTGCCAGCCGTTGTCGGCACCCGACGGGCCGAGCTTCTCGGTCACCGAGGCCACCAGTGACACCACGCGCATGTCGGTGACCGTGCGCCCCGGCGCGGCCGAGGGCCAGTTCCGGGTGCAGTGGGGCGACGACTCGGCGGAGCAGGCGTTGCCGCTGGACGGGGCGACGCACAGGTACGGCGAGGAGGGCACCTACCTCGTGCAGGTCTGGCCGCAGGGCTCGCCGAACCGGGTGCGGGTCGTTGCGGTGACGGTGCCGTTCACCGGCCCGGTCAAGCCCGCGTTGCACGTGGCCGAAGACCCGTCGGATTCGGTGCAGCGCCGGTCGGTGATCGCCACGGTCGACAACCACGGCAACGGCGAGGTGGTGCTCGACTGGGGCGACGGGGCCTCCACGACGCACCCGGGGGACGGGTCCGAGGCCACGCACACCTACCCCCGGTCGGGCACGTTCACGGTGCGCGCCACCGACGCCGATACGCAGAAAGTGTTTTCCGAGCAGACGGTGGTGGTGCCGTTCGGGCAGGCCAAACCCACCATCACGGCCACCACCTCCGGGCTGACGGCCACGGTGACCGTCGACAACCACAACCTCGGGCCGGTGCGGATCCTCTGGGGCGATGATTCCGACGAATCGTCGAACCCAGGCGATGGGACGTCGGAAACGACCCACACGTATGCCGCCGCCGGGGAGTACACGATCACCGCGTACCACGCTAAGAACCCGTCGGTGCGGTCCACCACGACGGTCACGGTCACCAACGAGCTGACGCTGACCGTGGTCGAATCCGACCCGCCGGGAGACCCGCGCCGCAAGGTCACGGCCACGTGGGACAACGCGGGCCACGGGACGGTGAAGATCACCTGGCAGTCCGGCGGCACCGCCACGACGGGGTTGCCGGTGTCCGGCTCGCAGGATCACACCTATTCCGCGGACGGCACGTACACGATCACCGTCACCGACGAGGACGACGCGACCAGGACCGCCTCGGCGGAGGTGACGGTCCCTTTCTCGACGCCGTGACCTGGGAGCCGGACCCCGAGGATCTGCTCGGGGTTCGGGTCACGGTGCACGGCCCGACAACGGCCTCCGGCGCAGAGTTGACGTGGGGAGATGACAGCGATGCCGAGCGTGTCCCGTACGGCAGTCCCGTTCACCACGTCTACCCGACGGCGGGGAGCTACACCGTGACGGCGCTCGATGTGGACACCGGCGAGCTGGTCGGCACCGCCCTTCTCCCAGTGAAGGGGTGGCTGCCCGAAGCGTGGGCGTTCCTGAACGGTGACGACGTGTGGGAAGCGTTGGTGTGGGTGGACGAGCCCGCCGACGAGACCCAGTACCGCATCACCTGGGGTGACGGCAGCGAGCAGATCGTCAAGGGGCAGAAGAAGGTTCCGCCGCGCCCGCGCGTGCCGCACGTCTACCCCGAGGTCGGGCAGTACCCGGTGACGGTGACCGACCTGGCGAGTCAACGCTCCATCGCGGGCACCGTCGAGATCGGTGAGATCGGGGTGCTGGTCACCTATCCGAAGCAGCAGCCACAGCGGCCCCGCGTGTGGGCGAAATGGCTGCAGACCGGGGCGCGGTGGCGGATCGACTGGGGAAACGGCGGCGCCCCGGTCGAGGGGACCGTGCCGGCCTCCGGGTACGTGGTCCAGCTCGCCCCGGAGGATCTCAGCGTCGGCGAGCACACGTTCGTGCTGGACGAGCTTGTCGACGGCGTCGTCCGCCGCACCGCGCGGCGGACCATTCACATCCCCACCCAGTGGGACTGGCGGATGGATGTGGATATGAGCTGGTTCTCGAACGAGGCGCGTACCGAGCAGACCGTGACCATCGCCCCGAACGGGGCTCGCTCGACCTGCACTGTCGAGTGGGGGGACGGGTCGCCGACCGAGCAGGTGGAGCCGGGGGCGTCGCTGCCGCACGTGTACACGTTGCCCACCCCGGAGGCGGGGCGCCGGTTGGTGATCACCGAAACCGAAACGAGCACGGTGACCGACCCGCGCACGTTCTCCCGCCTGGTGGCCGAGCCGCGCTACGTGGGGCAGCCGTTGCTTAACGCGCGCGGCCGCAGGTCGGTCGATCTCGACGTGGCCGGGGTAGACGGGCCGACCAACGGCGACTGGTACCGGATTTCGTGGGGCGACGGGTCCAGCAGCGGCGGCACCGACAGCATTGACGAGGTCGGGGCGTTGGGCCGCTGGTTCCCGGCGACGCACTACTACCAGTCCGACGGCGAGTTCCCCATCACCGTGGACGCCCCGGGCATGGCCGAGCCGATCCGGCGCAGCGTGTGGGTCACCGTCTACCCCAGCCCCACCCTGACGGTGGAGGAAGCGCTCGACGGCAAGGATCCGGTCGATCCGACCCGGATGACCGTCGAGGTCACGGTGAACAACGCTGCCTCCGGCGGGCCGTGCCACGTCGACGTCGGCGACGGCAGCCCCCCGGTGGCCTGCGCCGAAGAAGACACGTTCCGGCACCAGTACGCGACCGCGGATCGATTCGTGCTCGTGGCTACCTCGGACGCGGACACCACGGCCAAAGACCGCACGCGGGTGCACGTTCCGTTCGGGGGTGGGCCGACGTTGCTCTACACGATCTCCCAGGGTTCCTCCGAATGGGAGGTGGTGCTCACGCTTACCGACTGGGACACGGGCAAGAGCGTGTGGGTCAACTGGGACGACGGTGTCGTCGATGAAGTTCCGGCCACCACCGGCACGAAGAAGCACGGGTACGCGGACACGCCCTGGGACTACACGCTTCAGATCTATTACGGCGACAACTCGGAGTACTACGAGGAAACCGTGAGCCTGCCGTGGGGGAACCGATGATCGAGGTGTATTCCTGGCGCCCCATCCCCCCTCGGGGGCTGCGGGTCACCGTCAGTGCCGACTACGACAAGACGGCCTACGTCTACTGGGGCGACAACACGGGCCGGTCGAACCCGATTCAGCCCGGCAAAAGCCACACGAACACCTACGCCGAGGTCGGCACCTACCGGATTCGGGTGTTGAGCCCGTACGGCGACGTGCTGGGCGACGAGTCGGTCACCCTCCGCCCCGCGATCTCGCCGCTGTTCGCGTTCGCCCAGGGGCCGGAGACCAACTGGCTGGTCGAAGTGCGGTTTTTCGCCGAAGAGGACGACCTGCCGCTGGCGCGGTTCCGCATCGACTGGCGCGACGGGAAGCCGGACTCGGTGCGCGACTACTGGGCGGTGCCGGGTACTACGGCACGGCGCCCTATCCCCCTCAGCGCGGGGGTCGATCACCACACGGTGATCGTCCGCGACCTGGTGAGCAAGCAGGGCTACCCGGTGTCGATCCCGCTGACCCTGCCGAGCTATGACCCCGACTTCACCCTCACCGCCGACGGCTCGGACCCGACCGGCCGCAGCGTCGTGCTCACCGCCACCGACGCGGGCGGGCGGGAGCTGGACGCCTACTGGGGCGATGCGTCGGTGGCGACACGGTTGACCAGTGGGCAGGCGCGGCACACGTTCCACGAAGTCGGCACCTACCTGGTGCAGCTCGCCGACGTCTCCGGCGGGGCCACGGCGGGGAAGTCCGTGACGATTCCGATCGAGGAGGGTTCCTCATGAAGTCGAAAACGACGAAAGCCGAGGCCGCGCCGCAGGACGAGCGCGTGCGGGCCGAGGTGACGATCCGGTGGGCACCGGCCGCGAAAACCGCGCTGGGCATCGTGGCCACCCCGCTCGGAGTGACCGGGGAATACCGGATGCACTGGGGCGACGGGACGCATGTGGACGGTGCGGGCCAGTCCCCGGTCGCGCGGCACGTCTACCCCGCCGCCGGGTCCTACACCCTGACGCTCGTGCAGAACGAGGCGATGGTGGCTCAGCAGCAGGTGCACGTGCGCGCCACCCTGGAGCCTCAAGTCACGCTGTCTCCCGCGAGCGATAACCCGAACATCATCGACGCGTTGTTCGATGACGACCCGGAGGAGCTGGCCAGTCGCTACGAGCTCGTCTGGGAGGACGGGGCCACGCCCGTGCAGCTGTGGGCGCCGAAGGGCACGGTTACCAGTCACGGGTATCAGGCGGGCACCTACACCGTCACGATTCGCGACCTGCACACCGGCCGCGCCAAGCAGGAGCAGATCACGGTGCAGGATCCGGTCTATGACCCGGACTTCTCCCTCGGCAAGGGCGGTGACGTGCGCACCGCCAGGGCCGAGATCACGCATCTGGAAACCAGCGGCAAAGACGTGCTGCTGGATTGGGGGGACGGGGCGCAAACCACGCTGCCCGCCGCGAAGGTCGGCGACACGGCGAATCATGCCTATACCGCCGATGACACCTACATCGTGCAGTGTGTCTACGTCGACGGCAGCACGGACGGTTCGGCGCGGACCGTGACGATTCCGTTCCCCGCGTGAGGCGAGGATGAGTAAACCGACTTCTCGCCTGGATTTCTGGCCCGACCCGGTCACCGCACGGGCGGCACGGGTCAAATGGTTCGGTGCCGGGTGGCACTACACGCTCGACTTCGGCGACGGGTCCGACCCGGTGCGGGTGCTGTTCACCGACCCGCCTCGACGGCATGTCTACCCGAGGGCGGGCACCTACACGGTCATCGCGACCTCGGAGCTGGACAGCCGAATCAGTGCGAGCCTGCCGGTCACCATCAGGGAATTCACCGCCCCTGAGGTGACCGCCACGTTGCTGGACGACGGGCGCAGCGTCGAACTGGCGGTGCCGACCGTGGCGGAGCCGGTGCGCTGGCGCGTGGACTGGGGCGACGGCACCGGGATGACGGAGCACGGCGCGGGCGAAGTCCTCGTCCACACCTACGACTGGGACTTTGGGAAACCGCAGATCACGGTCGTCGACGTGCCGTCCCGCCGCACAGCTCGGGTTACCGGCCCCGAGATCGGGCCGGAACCACCGCCACCCGAACCGGTGGAGTACCAGGGGTTCTGTTGGGAATTCGTCGAGCGTGTCGGGTCCAAACGGCGGGTCATTCTCCACGGGGGTGGGCTCGCGCCGGGTGAGGAGATCACTTACTACCCGTACAGCCAGGAATACTTTCAAACGATCACAGCCGATACGCACGGCGAAGTGCACGAGCCCCTCGACATTCCCGTCAAGAACCCCGCACGGTTCGACACGTGGCGCTCGTTCGGTGTGGCAACCACGAGTGCAGGCCGGGTTCATGTGCCCTACAACGGGCCGAGTCTCGAGGCCGGGACACCGGAGATCACCTACCACCTCGCCCCGGAGGACACGCGCACGCTGACGTTCAGTGTCTCCCCGGTTCAGCGGGGCCAGCACGTCATCGACTACGGCGACGGCAACCACGAGGTCGTCGAGGTGGAGAAGGTGCCGATGCTGGCTCAGCACACCTACACGGGAACCGGCACCCACTTCACCGTGACTGTGACGTTGCCGGACGGGAGCGAGGTGCAGCGTCAGGTGGTCGGCTCGTTCCCGTGCCCGCCGTGCTTCACCGCCAGCTACCCCGGCCAGTGCTCGGTGTCCTGGTGGATCACGTCGAACTGGTGCGGAGCCTGTGGTCAGGACGGAGGCGAGGCGTTCTCCCCAGTCGAGATCGACAACAAGTACCACGCTCCGTGCCAAATCCATAAGCCCGAGGACGGGAGCGCGTGGCACGTCGCTTTCGGCTTCGGCGGGTTTGTCCCTGGCGAGTACACGTTCACCTACCGCACCCCGCTGCACCCTCCAGCGCAGCACAAAGTCCACATCGCGAAGGCGGGTGCGGTGAAACGGCCCCCGTGGGTCGACGTGGTCCAGCTTGTGGACACCACCCGCCAGTTCACCGCGTGGTTCGGCGTCACCGAGGAATGGGACGGCGGCTACGCCGGAATGTTTGAGGTGCACAACCACGGGGACGCGGCCAGCACCTGGCAGGTCGAGTTCACGCTGGCCGACCCGGCGGTGCTGTGGGAGGTCCGCCCCACACGCACCACGTCGTTCACCGACCTCGGGGGCGGCCGGTGGCGGATCACTTCGACACAGCCGGTAGCCGAAGGCCGTTCGGCGGTGGTGCGCGTTCGGATCGAGCCACCAGGCAAAACGAAGAAGTTCCCGCAGGACATCACTGCGCGGCCAGCGCCGGACGCTCCGCGCGCGGAGCCCCGCCCGAACAACGAGCTCATCGTCGAACAGGAGGATAGTGATGGCAGCGCATGACCCGCATGCCGAGCTGCATCAGCTCGCCGCCGAGGACCACTCCGATCACCCACCGGTGGAGCTGCCCGGAAACGGGAATGAGTACGCCACCAAGGGCGACCTGGACAAGCTCAACCAAGCGTTGACCAAACGCATCAACGAGTTGCGCGGCGATTACGTCAAAACGAAGCAGGCCATCTCGAATTCGGTGACGGCTCTGAAAGACAAACTGGAAACGCTCCAAACAAGCGTCGAGAACAACACTGCCTCGATTGACTCTTTCCAGGGTTCGCTGACCACGGCCGTCCAGAAAGCTGATGCGGCGAAGAAGGCCGCTGAAGACATCCGAGCCAAGGTCGGCGAGGTGGAGACCGGGTTCAAGAACCTCGCCACCACGGTCAACACCTTCCGTGCCGAATACGACGAGCACACCCACCACATGCGGATGACGCTCGACGGGACGACCACGCGCCCAAAAAACGAGCAGTCCGCGGACACCAGCAGCACGGGGAGGGCGTCGTGAATCAAGGCGGACAGAAGCTGTCAGGTGTCACGGCAATCCTGCGGCGCGTCGGAACCAGCACTCGCGGTGAGGCCGTGGCGGTAGACATCGCCACCGATACCGAACTGACCGACTGGTACGCAGAACTCGTCCCGCCGACAGGGGCAAGGGTGCAGGCAGGCCCCGGCACCACTGTGGACCAGCAGCCCCAAGCCACCCGGGTGACCCCGGTCCACGGGCACGTGTCCCCGCCCGTGGTTCCAGGAGGACGAGGTCACGGGGTGGTGCGCGCGGCCCTGATGGGGACGCAGCAAGCTCCCAAAGCGGTGCGGGTGCACGCCACCACCAGTGACGGCCGCGCGGGCTACGCCCATGTCGACGGGCTGTACGTGCAGGACAAGCACGGAACCCTCACCAAAGCCACGGATCAAACGTGGCCCGGCAGCAGCAGCACCGACACCAACCCGCACACCTTCGGCTCCGGCGGCGGAGGCGGTGGAGGAGGAGGTGGCGGTGGCCAGTTCACCTGCGATCTCCACGTCGATATGCAGGCCCAAACCGTCACCCACCGCATGACCAGCGACGCCGGTGGTGGAGGCGGTGCCGGCGGTGGCTCCGGCAGCGGCACCCACAGCGGTGGCGGAGAGCAGCACAACTACCAGCAATATCAGAACACGAACCAGGAGAAGTAAGAATGAGCGACGACTGGAACAGCATCATCACGGACAACGCTCCGGCGGAGGGGGCTGCGAGCCCCCCCTCGGGGAAAGCGGCACCGAACAACATGCCCCCGTTTCCACAGGGGTTCGGGTACATGGTCGGACGGCTCCCGATCAAGGGAGACACCGCCAAAGCGATCGTGCAGCTTCCCGAGAAGTTGAAGGGCATTTCGTGCGCTGCGGTGCTGGTTAACTCGGGTGTGCTGTCCGATTGCTACAAGGACGGCAGCAAGGTGTGCGCCCCCACCGCCCTGTCAGGACGTCCGATCAACGACCGCGAGATCGCGGTGTTCACCGACGCCCCCGGCGACGAGGTCGTCCGCGGACCCGGCTGGGTCGTCAGCGGCTACTACTACCCGGGCGCGCTGCCCACCACCCGACCCGTGGAGGTGGGGGTGCCGTATGTCGAGGTCATGGTGATTGTGGGGCCTGATTGCGGCTGCGACGGCGAAAACTGGGCCGACGACAACGAGTGGGGCCAGTGATGGCAGCGCCGAAGCCGACGCATCCGCAGAACCATCCCCAGGGCAACGGGTGGCACATGCTCACCTGGGACGCCGTGTCCGGTGTGGACGACCACGGCTACGAGTCCGAGTACGAGTGGGGTGGCGGGCGGCAGAACGAGCCCCGCTCGGTGCTGTTCCCCTGCTCCACGGGGGCGACCGCCTGGTGTCGGATCCGCAACCACGTCAACGGCACACCTTCGGACTGGGTGACGGTCACGATCAACAGCAGCGGGGAAATCATCGATCCCGACCCGGAACAGCCTCCAAAGCCGCCGTCCGGGTTGCATCTGGTCAGCACGAACATCCAGGAGGGCACCGCCACGGTCGGCTGGGACGAGCCGACCGACGCCGAATACTGGGAAATCCTGCTGGAGAACCACTGGAGCCAGTGGCAGCGCGCGGATCGCGTGCGCTACACGTTCTACGACCTGTACCTCGGCAGCGAGTACGGCTACCGAGTGCGGGCGGTGCGCACCACCAGCAGCGGAGCGACGCTGCGGTCGGCACCGACCCGGGACCAGTTCACGTTCGACGATGTGCCTCCTCCGGAGCGCACCCCCGCCCCGCCGGAGAACCTTCGGGTCATCGACGTGCAAGCCACGAGCGCGTCGGCCACGTGGGATACGCCCGCGTCGACCCCGGTGGAGATCGACTACTACTGGATCAACTATGTGCCCGCTGGTGGCGAGGGCACGTCCGACACCACCGTGACGACGCGGTACCCGATGCAGCGGTTGTCGCCGAGCACGCGCTACCGGGTGCAGGTGCGCTCGCACGGCGTCAACGGCGCGTGGTCCGATCCGGTGGTGGATTCGTTCACTACGCGGGAGAAGACGGACCCGCCTCCCCCACCGCCGGGGGGCTGGCCGACGTCCGCTCCGTTCGTGGACGCTACCCATTGGCCGACACCACGGTTGCGGAAGTGGTTCCACCAGTGGGGCGTCGGCGGTTTCTTCCTCGGATTCTGGACCGCCAAGGAGAAGTCCGGCGGCTACCACCTCACCTGGGGTGGCTACGACAGCGCGTTCGACAAGTACGAGCCGCTGCCGGATGACGAGTTCACCGGCACCGACGGGCGGACCCACTCGTCGCTGGCCACCAACAGCCAGTATCTCCAGTGGCTGACCCGCGACATCCAGAGCGAGGGTGGGGTGATCATTCCCAGCGTCGGCGGCGCGGCCGGGCACCCGCTCGAACAGCACCCCGAGGTGGATCTGGACGACGCGGCCAACGAGTACGTGGAGGCCCTGGACAACTACAACACCACGTATCTGGACTTCGACATCGAGGGAAGCGCGCTCACCTCCGAGGATCAGCGCCGCCGTCACGTCACGGTCTTGACCAAGATCCGTTCCCGGCGACCGGACATCCAGATCAGCCACACGTTCGCGGTGGACATCGACGGGTACAACCACCACACCCAGTCGCTCGTCGCGGAGATGACCCGCCAGGGCTACGTACCCGACATCGTGATGGGGATGCTCATGGAGATGCGAGTCGCCGAGGACGGCTCGTACTACACCTCCCTGAAGCGAACCGCGGAGGCGATGGTGGCCGCGAACAGTGCCGCGTTCGGCTGGAGCACCGAGGAATCCTGGCACCGCGCCGGGCTGTGCCCGATGTTCGGGGCCAACAACGGGGTCGCCAACGACGCCAGGAAGGTCACCACGGTCAAACACATGCGGAGGGTGATCAGCGAGATCGCCCGCCCACACGAGGTGGCCGTGGTGTCCGGCTGGAGTGCGAATCGGGATTACCACACAGCCAACCCGCACCAGAAGCAGGAGCAGACGCCGTCCTGCCCGCCGGGTCCGCCGTACCCAAGTATCTATTCGTGTACCCACGTCGAGCAGGAGCACTCGGAATTCAGCAAGATCGCTGCTACCTATGTCCCGGCGGGACGGGCATGAGCCGCGCTCGGGGCCGCTCGCTCGGCGCCGCCACGACCGTGGCGGCGCCGAGCGCGGGCGCTCGCCCGCGTCGTGCGGGAGGTGAGACGGGTGCGTAACGGGTGTCGGCCGTGGCCCGTCTCCCCCGCTTGCCTCCCCCCGGGGTGGGTGGTTGCCCCGGAGGAGTGGCCGGACGAGCAGCGGGAGGCGATGGAGGTCGCCTCGACCCTGTTGTGGCGGCTCACCGGCCGGGTCTACGGGCTGTGTGAACACACGGTGCGCCCGTGCCGCACCGGCGGCTGCCCTGAGCCGGACGCGGCCGGGCTCGGGCGGCTCGGGGGCGGCACCGGGCCGTGGCAGCCGGAGTTGCGCGGGGGCACGGTGGTCAACTTCCGCTGCTGCGGGGCGTGCGGCTGCGACGCGATGTGCGAGGTCACGGTGGACCCGCCGGTGGCCGAGGGCGGCAGCATCCGCGTGTGGGTCGATGGGCACGAACTCTCCCTCGGGAAGCACTTCGTCGTCTCTGACTACCGGCGGGTGGTGCGGATCGACGGGGGGTGCTGGCCGGAGTGCCAGGACCTGACGGCCCCGTGGTTCGGGCCGGGCGCGTTCACCATCACCTACGACGTGGGGCTCTCGCCGGATACGGCCGAGGCACGGATGGCGGTGACCGTGCTGGCCGCCGAATTGCGGAAAGCCTGCTCGGGGGACCGGTCGTGCCAGTTGCCGCAGCGGGTGACCACCGTGGTCCGTGACGGGGTGACCTACACGCTGCTGGACAATCTGGAAACCTTCGACAAGGGCGGCACCGGGATCCCCCGGGTGGACGCGTTCATCAAGGCGGTCAACCCCTATGAAGCCAAGCTCGGCCCGATGCAGATGTGGTCACCGGATGTGGCGGGCAGCCACAGCGTGACCCACGATCTGCGGGCCGAACCGGCCACCCGGTGGGGGGTGACGCATGGGTGAGGAGACGACGCAGCCGATCATCGACCGGCTGATCGCCCCGGTGATGCTGGAACTGCGGGATTGCCTGTGCCGCGAGCTGGCGCGGACCGTGGCCGGGCCGGTGTGCCGCTGCTACCTCGACCACGGGCCGAATCCGCCGATCATGGACGGGTGCCAGTGTGAATGCTGGGGAACCAGCGAGTCGGGCGAGCCGTGGCACGGCAACGGTGACGGGTGGGTACGGCTGGTCAAAACCGACCCGGACACCGGGCAGGGAGCGCGGTCACCGCTGGGCGCGGCCGGTGCGGCGGCCTGCCCACTGGGTTGGGTCGCCACTCTGGAAATCGGGGCCTACCGGTGCGTCGAACTCCCCGAGGACGGCGCCCCACCCTCCGGAGACACGCTGACGGCGATGTCGTTGATGCTGGCCTCCGACCGGGCGGCGATGGAGCGCACCCTGGCGTGCTGCGACGCGCTTGCCGAGGCGAGCGCCGAGTCCAGCGGGTACCTTCCGGCGCGGCAGGGCGGCTGCGGCGGCGGCACGATCCAGCTGCGGATCCCGTTCACGATCGGCGACCCGTGCGCCGAACCGGAACTCCCGTGGGAGACGGCATGGTCAATATCCGGGTAACGGTGCATTCGCGGCAGGTCGCAGCGTTCGTGACCAGCGAGGCCGGGCCGGTGGTGCGGCAGGTGCACCGCGAAACCGAGAAGGTCCGCAACGCGGCGGTGCGGCGGTGCCCGCGCGATACGGGCACGTTGGCCGCCAGCCTGGAAGCGACCGTGCACGTCACCGGGATGCGGGTCACCGGCATCGTCGGATCCCGATTGGACTACGCGCTGTACGTGCACGAGGGCACCGGCATCTACGGGCCGAAGAAACGGCCGATCTACCCCGTTTCGGCGCAGGTGCTGCGGTTCAAACCGTCACGGGGGGCCGGGCCTGCCCGGCGGGGTTCACGCGGGTCCAGCCCCGAGCGGCGGGGCGGTTATGTCTATGCCCGGTGGGTGCGCGGGATGCCGCCGCACCCGTTCCTCGTGGAAGCGCTGGAGGCGGTGACCAAGGCCCCCGTCCGCCGGAACCCGGTCCGCTAACCCCTCCCATTCCCGGCCGGTGGGTGCACATCCGATCACGGACAGTTGACGAGGGTCGGTTAGCCTGGTGCCTGTGACAGCCAGCGGTTCTAGCAGTTCGGCAAGCACGTTCCACTCGGACGAGATCGAGATCCCCGAGCGGCCGACGCACACCGTCACCCTCGCGGGGCGGGAGATCACCGCACGGTCGCCGAAGATGAAGACCTGGATGGACACCGGGTTCATGCTGGAACGGTTGGAACAGGCTCGGACGGCGCAGAACAAGCTCTCGACCGCGTCGCTGACGATGACCGCCGCCGAGCGGCGCGAGCTAGAGGAGGCCGCTTCCGACGGGCCGCCGGTGCGCGAGCTGCACTTCACCGTCCTGCACTTCCTCGAAGCGTGCTTGCCCAGTGCGGACACGCAGGCGGTGCTGGATGCCTATCAGGATGAGGACCGCGACGACGTCGACGTGCCGCAGATGTACGACGTGGCGTTCGAGCTGTACTCGGCGTTCGAACCGTGGTTCACCGAGCGCGCCCAGCAGATGGGAATGACCCTGCCGCAGGCCGACCCGCAGCAGGCGCGGGAGGCGGCGGAGGGCAACCGCGCCAGCCGCCGCGCCGCCAGCAGCGGCAGCGGGGGCGGGGCGCGGCGTCGCTGATCGGTGAGGGGTGCGGCCGTGGCCGAGCTGTGGCCGGGCGGGCCGATCTCGCTGCCGCACCAGGTCACCCTGGACGGGGTGAGCTGCACCATCCCGGAACTGGACACGGCCACCGTGGTGGGTGTTCTGGCGCGCGGGGCGTGGTGGGAGATCGTGCCCAACGCGCTGCCCGACGACGAGCGCACCGAGATCGCACGGCGCCTGGACGACGACCACGACCCGTTGGAGTTCGAACACCTCTGGCTGGTCGCGACCACAGTGCTCGCCCGGCTGTCCGGGGCGACCGCGCACGGCGGCAGTCACGGGTGGCATTCGGCGCAGCGGATCGCCGCCACGATGGCGGCCAGTTGGATCGACTACGTCTCGTGGTGCGCGACGAAAGGATTCACTCCGCTGTCCGGGCCGGTGTGGCAGACCATCGGGTCCGGGCTGGCGTGCCTGCGGGAGAGCCAGCAGGAGGAGACGGATCTGACTCAGTTGGAGGCGAAGCTGTTCGCCCCTGGTCCGCAGCCGTCGTCGGTGCCGCGCCACACGCCCGAGGAGGAGGCGCGGGCGGCGCTGGCCGCGCTCGACGAGACTCTGCCGGGTGAGGATCCCGGAGGGGTGACGTTGGACGGGGGCTGGGCCTCGTAAGGTGGCCACAATAGGCACGCGTGGTGCCGCTGGCGTGGGGGCCGGGCACGCGCCGCTGGTAGGGCTGCTGGCGTGGGGGTCGAGCCGCTACCCGGACACAAGGGGTCCTGGTGGCGCTCGCCGAAGCCACAGTCGAACTCACGCTGGACGCCTCGGGGTTCGAGAAAGAACTCGGTGTCAAGGCGCGCGCGGCGGCACGGGCCGCCAGCGGCCGGTTCAACGAGGAATTCACCAGCGGGGTTGACCGCGCCTCGCAGAACGCGGCCCGCCGCATGGGCTCCACCCTCAGCGATGAGGGCGGTGCGCAGGCGGGCCGCGCCGGGAGGTCCAGCGGCACACGATTCGGCGATCAGTTCCGGCAAGCCCTGCAGTCGAAAATCTCGACCAGCCTGATCAAGTCGGTCTTCGCCCCCCTGCGGGGGATCGGGCGTGGCCTCGGGGTGTCGTTCCTGTCGGCGCAGCTGGCCAGCGCCGCCGCAGCCGCCACCCAGTTCGCCGCCGCCATGGCCCCGGCCGTGGGGATTCTGGCTGGGTTGCCCGGGGCCATCGCAGTCGGCGGGGCCGCGCTCGGCACGCTGCAGGTCGCCCTGGCCGGGGTCGGGGATGCGCTCGGGGCGGCGCTGACCGAGGACGCCGAGAAATTCCAGGAGTCGCTGGAAGGGCTGTCTCCGGCGGCACAGACCGTGGCTCGCGATCTGCGGTCGGTGAAACCGGCTGTTGACGCGCTGAAGAGCTCGGTGCAGAACGCGTTCTTCGGCCCGCTCGTGGGTCAGATTCAGCAGGTCGCCGAGGCGTTGTCCGGCCCGCTGACCGAGGGGATGAGCGGGGTCTCGGCCGAGATGGGCGCGGCGGCGGCCAGCATCGCCGAATTCGCTCGCGACGGCGCCACCGTTTCGACGCTGACCAGCGTGTTCGACTCCACCCGCACAGCGATCGCCACCCTCTCGTCGGCGATCCAGCCGGTCCTGGCGGGGTTCCGCGACCTGATCTCGGTCGCGCTACCGGGGCTCGAAGGGATGTCAGCCTCGGTCGCGAGGTTGGCGACCGAGTTCGGGACGTGGTTGTCGCAGGCCGCCCAGTCCGGGCAGGCGATGGACTGGATCAACGGCGCGGCGGTGGTGTTCCAACAGCTGTTCACCATCGGCCAGCAGGTGGCCGGCATCTTCGCCGCGATCGGGCAGGCCGCCGCACAGGCAGGCGGGAACGTGCTCGGCGTGTTCGGCGAGGCGCTGCGCGACATCAACCGGCTGCTGTCGACCGCGCAGGGGCAGCAGGCGCTGGTCACCGTGTTCGAGTCGCTGAACCAGATCGGCGCGCAGCTGGGGCCGATCCTCACCGAACTGGGCTCGTCGCTGGCCACCATCGCTCCACAGCTCGCCAACGTCGCCTCCGCCCTCGGCCCCGGCATCGCCTCGGCAGTCTCGGTGCTCGGCCCGGCGCTGGCGGCCGTCGGCCCCGGACTGTCCGCTGTGGCGCGTCAGCTCTCGGCCGCGTTCGCCAACCCGGCCGTGGCCGACGGGCTGCTCACCCTCGGCACCGGGCTCGGGAATCTGCTGCGGGCGGCGGCCCCGCTGGCACCGGTGCTGGGCTCGCTCGTGGGGCTGCTCGGAACCGGGCTCGGGGCGGCGGCCTCGACGGTGGCGCGGCTGCTTGGCCCCGTGGTGCAGGCGTTCGGCTCGCTCGCCGGGCTGCTCGGTGGGCTGCAGGGTCCGCTAGGGGTGATCTCGGGAATGCTCGCCGGGGTCGCGGTCGGGATCGCGGCCTACACCGCCGCGATGCGCGCGGTCGCGGTGGCCACCCGCGTGTGGACTGCGGCCCAGTGGGCGCTGAACGTGGCGCTGAACGCCAACCCCCTCGGGCTGATCCTCATCGCCATCACCGCCCTGGTCGGCGGGTTCCTCTACCTGTGGAACACCTCCGAAGGCTTCCGCAATTTCTGGATCGGTTTGTGGGAGTCCGTCTCCTCGGCGGTCTCCTCCGCGGTCAGCTTCGTCGGCCGCCTGGTGCGCCAGGTCGGATCCACTCTGTCCAACATCGGATCGTGGATCTCGGACGCGTGGAGCTCGGTCGTGAGCTTCTTCGCCAACCTGCCGTCGCGGCTCGGGTCGGCGCTGGCCTCCTTCGGACAGACGGTGCTGACGTTTTTCACCTCCACCCTGCCCACGTTGCTCCGGCAGGGGCTCACCCGGCTGCCGGGGCTGCTGTGGCGGTTGTTCGTCAACGCGCTGACCTTCGCGGCGAAGGCGGTCGGCTACGGCATCGGGCTGATCTTGGCCGCCATCGTCGGGCTGCCGGTGCTGCTGGTCAACGCGCTGATCGGGCTCGGGCGGCTGTTGGGCAACCTCTTCACCCGCGCGTTCACCTGGGCGCGCGACGCGGTGGTGCGCGGGGCCAGGGCCATCGTCACGTTCGCCCGCAACCTGCCGGGCCGGATCGTGGCGGGGCTGCGCGCGCTGGGCAGGATGCTGGCCTCGTGGGCGCGGGGAGCGTGGAACTGGGCGGTGCAGACCACGGTCTCGGCCGCGCGGGCCATGCTGACGTTCGCCCGCAACCTGCCGGGCCAGATCGTGGCGGGGCTCGGCGCGCTGGCGGGGATGCTGGCCGGGCTCGCCCGACGCGCCTGGCGCGGTTTCGTCGCCTCCGCTCAGGCGGCGGCAGGCGGGCTGTGGGACTTCGTTCGCTCCATCCCGGGCCGCATCCTCGACGGGCTGGGCAACCTGGGAAGCCTGCTGCTCGACGCCGGGAAGCAGATCATCGGCGGGCTGTTGGACGGGCTCCGATCCGCCATGGGCGACGTGTGGAACTTCGTGTCCGGGATCGGCGACAGGATCGCCAACCTCAAGGGGCCACTCCCCCGCGACCGGGTGCTGCTCGTGCCGCACGGGCAGGCCATCATGCGCGGTCTCGACCGAGGGCTGCGGTCCGAGTGGGACCGGGTCGAACGCTCGCTGGCCGCGTTCACCCGTCGGTTGCCGTCTGAGTTCCGCATTCCTGTCCGCACCGGGGCGGTGCCGCGCCCCGGCGGCAGGCTCGCCCCCACGGGGGCGGTCGGCTCGCTGGCGCCTGCGACCGCGCGGCACGTCGTGGCCGCCCCGTCCCGGGGTACGCAGCGCACGGTCGAGGTGCACGCGCCGATCACGGTGCACTCCCCGTCGGCGGATCCCCGCATCGTCGCCCGCCGGGTGGCCGACCGTCTCGCCATTGTGACCGGAGCGTAGGAGGATTCGCGGTGGCCTCTGTGGGATGGCTCCAGTTCGCCGGGGTGGAGCTGGTCAACTCCACCCGCGCGTCGATGCTGTCCGGGGGGTTGGTGCGCTGTGGCTGCGCGACGCTGCCGCACGCCCTCGGCGACGACCCGGACGAGTATCGGGACGTGACCACCGCCCCCTGGTTCGACATCACCGTCCCCGACTCGAAAGACTTCTTCGGCTTCGCCGGGTTGGAATACACCGGCGACGCGGACGGGACGGCCGAACGGGGCACGACCGAGGTGATCGGCGACGGCGGGGTGCTGGGTGCTCCCCGCGCGGCCTCCCGCGAACTGGAGGTCACGGTGCTGGCGGTGGCCGCCACCGAAGCGGGGTTGTCCTACGGGCTGGGCTGGTTGGAGGCCGCCCTGGGCGGATCGGCCTGCCACACGGGCTGCTCCGGCGACACGCTGTGCGTGTATGCCGCCTGCCCTCCAAAGGGGAGGGCGGACGCGCTGCTGCGGTATTTGGGCGAGGTTGGGCTGACCGACGGTCCCACGAGGGAGTCGGTCACCCGGCTCGCCGGAGGCTGGATCGCGACGGTGAGTTTCACCGTCACCGCCGGGAACCCGTGGTGGTGGCAGCTGCCGCGCATGGTGTTCGACCAGACCGTCGCCCCGGACTACTCGGATGTGGTCGCCGACTACGACATCCTCGGCGGCGGCCCGTGCCCCGACCCGCCGGACTGCCTGGACAGCAGCCCCTACTGCACCGGCTCCAACGCGCCGTGGCCGGACGAGCCGTTCCCCGGTTCCAGCCCGCATGACCTGTCGTTGCTCGACCCGTGCTACCCCACCGCCCCGTTCACCGCCGCCCGAGCATTGTGGCGTGTCCCGCGACGAGCGATGCCCACCGGGCAGGGCACGGTGCCGATCGTGGAGCTGCGATCCGGCAGCCTCCCGCTGCACCGCATCACGGTGCGGTGGTATTCCAACCCCACGAACCGTGTTCCCACCGGGACCATTGACCGGTGCCGCGCCTGCGCGGAGTTGACGATCCCGTGGATCCCGGCCAACACGACGCTGACGATAGACGGTCGGAGCCGCAGTACCACGGTCAACTGCCGCGACCTCGGCCGCACCCCGTCCGGGGTGACCGTCTACGGCCCGCGCGGCGGCCCTTTCGACTGGCCGGTGTTCCCGTGCTCCACCCCGCTGATCGCGGAACTGATCATGCTGAACAACAGCCTCACACCGGACACGACGTGGCGAGTGAGTCTCGCCGCCAGAACGGGGGCAGTATGACCGGCAGGCTCGGATGCGCGACCCGGTACAACGCGGTGATCCATCTACGCGGGGGGCGTGTGGTGTGGACCCCCCTCGACCCCGAGGGGATCACCGACGTGTCGTGGGGCCGCACGCTGGGCGACTACAGCGAAGCCAGCGTGACGGTGGCGAAACAAGGCCAACCTCGGGAATGCCTGCGCCGCCTGGCCGACGTGGTCGACGAGGCAGACCGGATCACGCCCGGTGTGCACTGCTGGAGTCACGAGCTGAGCATCTACCGCGACGGCGGGCTTGTCTGGCAGGGGCCGGTGTGGCAGCCCACCGAAACCCGCAGCACGATCACGATCGATGCCCGTGACGTGCTGATGTGGAACGACCGTCAGGTGCTGGCGACCACGTTCTCCGCCGGGGAGACCGACGCGGGCTGGATGCTGCGGCGGATCATGACCACCACCTACCCGCAGGGTTCGCCGAACGATCCGAACATCGCGGAGCATTGGCGGATCGACGCCCCGGCCGGGCGGCGCTACGCGTTGGACGAGGCGATCTGCGCCGGGTCCACCACCGTGGGCAAGCTCGTCCGTGACGTGTGCAAAGTGGGCGTTGATCAGTTCACACTGGGCCGCAAAATCTACATGGTGCCGAGTCATTACCGCACCACACGAGCGCCCTACCGGCTGCACGAAGACGACGTGCTCGGCGATCTCGAAGTTCGTGAAGGCGGCGGAGACATGGCCACGGAGGGCTATGCCTACGGCAAGGAACCCCAGGACGGGTGCGCGCACTACGGTCTCTGGCCGCCGGGCGGGTTCACCTCGGCCTGGTTCGGGCGGGTCACCAAATGGCGCGAGTCCACCGACAGCAACGACCCGTCCACGCTGGCCGACATGGCCCGCGCCAGTTACGAGTACGGCTGGCCGCCCCCGAAAGCGATCGTGCTGCCGGACGGGGCGCGGCTGGCTCCCACCGCGCCGGTCAGCATCGGTCAACTCGTTCCAGGCAGACCGTTTCAAGTGAGCCTGCCCAGCTACGTGCTGGGCACGCACGCACGGTTCCGGCTCAACGAAGTCGAAGTCTCCTGGGCTCCCCCTGAGCCCGAAGCCGTGCAGGTGTCCCTCGTGACGCTGAACCAGCCCCCGGAGGAGGCGGCATGACCCCCACCGGCCCGTGGGCCTCGATCCGCCCGTCACGGCGCGCGGCCCGCGACCAAGCACGCCGCGACGACCCCACCCCCGGCGGCGGGGACGTGTGGGTCGGCACGTGGCGGTTGTCCACGTCCGCGGACGGCGACTTGGTGGCCACCCACACCGACGGCACCGTGCGGGTGCTCGCGACGATCGACGAGGAGTGAGGACGTATCAGGTGCGGATGCACTGACGAGGCCGTGATCGTCCACGCGGGGCGTGGGATCTCGGTCGCCGAAGAGACCCAGCAGTCTGTGACCACCTACACCGTGTCCGTGGACGGCACCCTGCTCGCCGGACCCGGGACCAGGTGGAACCCCGACACGCAGCAGTTCGAGGTGAAACTACGGGCCACGAACCCCGGTTTGGCGATCGACGGCACCGGGGGGCTCTACAACTCCTCCGGCGAAGGACCGGCACCGCCCGAAGGCTCCGGCGCGACGGTGGCCGCGCTCGAAGCGCGACTCCCGCAGCAGAACGTGGTGGCCGGGGTGTGGGGGGCCGGATACCTCATCCGGCCACAGTCCACACGCGGGGCGGTGCAGTACGCGGCCCAACGCGGGTTCGACGCGATCCACTTGCCAACACGATTCCTGCGGGACGGCACCCCGGTCGTGTTTCCGTACGAGCACCTGTCGCAGACCGAGATTCAGGGGCAGCAGGTGCAGGTGCAGGACATCCAGCGGTGGCGCATCCTCGCCAACGAGCCGGGACTCTGGTACCCGGTGACCAACCCCGAACCCGACGACCCCCAGAAAGGCTGGTTCGGCTACCTGGAGCCCAACGAGACCGGGCTCATGTCCCTCGCGGAAGCGTTCGAGCTGGTGCGCAACTCGGCGGTGATCCTGGTCGATTTGCAGTTCCCGGAGTTCGACCAGAGCTCGATGACCTGGAGCAACCCGACCCCGGCCGAGCGGGTCACCCAGTTCCTCAACCGCGTGAGGGTGCTGATCCAGCGCTACGGGCTCCAGGCATCCACCGTGGTGCTGACCACCACCCCGCGAGTGCCCAACGGCACCGCCGAGGGGCGCCCGGTGCTGTCGGGGTTCGTCGGTGCCGGCATCCGCTCGGGGGCGATCCTGCTGACGCAGGCCGATGTGGACCGCTACCCGGCCAGCAGCTACCCCGCCGACTGGCCGTGGGTGGTGCTCGACCAATCGCTGCCCAACGACACGATCAGCCCCTACGTAGATACGGGGCTGTACACGCTGCTGTCCACCGTCAACCGGCAATACCAACATGACCGCAAGGTCACCCCGACCGGGGCGCTGGGCGTGATCAGCGCGGACCCGGAGTACTACGCGGGCGCGCTGTCCACCCACCCCACCGCAGGGAACTACGCCTATCGGAAAGACTACGTCACCTGGGATTTCAACACGATCGAAAATGGTGTGTTGCCCCTGGAGGATCTGGACGTGTCCACCAACAACCCTCGGTATCGGGGGGAGCTGTGGAGGTACCAGAACGGGTGGAATCTGGGCACCTCGGTGCACCAGTCGCCCAACGGCGGGCCGTACTACACGATGCACGGGCAGCTGTGCCCGATCCCCTACTCCAGCTACACCCTGGAGGTCTTTATTGACCCCACCACGTTGGACCCGGACGGGGCGAACGGCCATTACGCGACGCTGGCGCTGTGCATCACCACCGACCATCCGTACGACCAGGGCAGCAACAGCCCGCCGGACCAGAGCGGCTACATCATCACCTACCCCGCCTCCCGCGAACTGGGGATCTACTCCTACGACCCGGCCAGCGGGGGGCTGGTGCTGCGGGGCGGGTTCACCGCCAGTGGTGGGGACGACGGCTACAAACGGTTCCACATCGTCGTCTCCCCCGATGACCTGCGGTTCCGATTTCTGAACCGGGATACCGGCGAGGTGATCCAGCAGTACCCGCCGGAGGGGGAACCCGCGCCGGACTGGGCGTTGCAGTGGCGCGGTGGCTACATCGCGCTCGGGCAGTACGCCAACAACGAGCCCCCGCGCTCGGCGACATTCCACTCGATGTCCGTGAAGAACACGGTGCGAGCCGCCCCGGCGGAGGGGCGTCGGACGTCCCGCCGTTCCCGGAAACGCCCACCGTCGGAGTAGTTACGATCAGTATTGATATCTAAACGGGTTGTGCACACACGGGTGGGGCGATCGTCTACGATAGACGGCGGGCCGCCGGTACCCGAGACGTTGTGGCCCTACGCGGCGCAGCGTCGCCACGACCCGCGCGGAGCAGGTGGAAGTGGCTACCGGCGGCCCGTTTCTGGCACAGACGCAGCATGGCACCGGGGCGGGGTGCTCACCGGGCCTCTTTCCGCGGCGAGCCCCCTCCCACTAGTGCTGCTGCGTGCTCCGGGGCCGTTCCGGTTTCGGATTGTGTGTCGCGGTTTCACGGATCGCGGTGTTCAGACCCGGGTAGGAAACGGTCGTGGGTTGGATCTGGCGGAGTCGGGTCAGGCTGATCGAGTCCTGGTTCAGCGCGACGAGCCGGGAGCGTCCGACCACCCGGAATTCCCACTGATCGGGGTCCAGCGCGTCGTAGCGCTCGGGCTCGGTCGTGGTGTGGACGGCGAAGACGTAGACCTGCGAGCGGTACTCGCGTCGCCCGTCCAGATAGATCCCCTGCTCGCCGAGCCATTTCCCTCGTAGTCCCTTGTAGACGATGGTGCTGAGGGCTGGCTGATCCCACGCTTGCAGGTAGGCGCCGGATTTGACTTCGACGGTGATGCCGTCGGCGGTGATGGTGTCGTGGTTGCCCCATTCGTCGCGGGGCTGGTTGAGGTCACCGCCGACGGCGTGGGCGACGAGGTATTCGGCGGCCAGGCCGCGTGTGGTGTTGGAACGGAGCGGCAACGCCCAGGCCGCGAAGTTGTCGAAGGAGATCTTAGTCATCGTTGGTGTCCTTCCTGCTCGGTCCCGACGTCGATCCAGTGCCGCACGTCGTCCAGGGAGGCCCCGTCGGCCAACGCGTGCCGCACGGCCACGATCACCGATCGGTAGGTGGCGTTTTTCCGTTCGTTGCTGTCGATGGCGTCGAACAGCGCTTCCACCAGCGGTGGGTCGTCGTTCGTGCGGCGAGGGTCGGTGGTGGCGGCGTGGTGCGCGTCGAGGTGGTCGACGTAGGCGCGTTCGTCGGCGGTCCAGTACGTGCGGTGGTAGGCGGGCAGGGTGCGTGGGTCTTTCATGGCGTGCCGTAGCGCCCCGTCGGCGCCGAGGGCGTGCCAGTGGTCGGGTTCGGCTCCGGTGATCAGCATCGAAGTCCTTTCCGGGGACGGCCCGCTCGCGAGGCGGGGAACGGAGGGGGTACCCCCTGTCGGGGTGGTTCCGGTCGCAGGGCACTAGCGCGTTCGGCCGGGACATGCGAACCTGGCAGCAGGTCCGGCGTGCCCTGTAGCGGGTGGCACGCGCGGGCGGGCAGAGGGGGCGCCACCGTGGTGGGTGGCGCCCCTTTTTTTTCCATCGGGCCGAGAGGGTCGAGATCAGTGCAGCTCCACGGTGACACTGGCCTGGTACTGCTCTCCACGCCCGGGAACGAGGAATCCCGGTGAGCACGGGCAGTCGCAGCCCGCGTACGGGGAGAAGACCCACGGTTCGCCGGTGACGTCGGCACCGGCCCTCTCACGCAGCGCGGCGTTGACGGTGGGTTCGATGGTGCGTAGCGCGGCGAAGACTTCCTCATCGCGTTCCAGGTTGGTCGGCGCCCCGTCTCGCAGGAATGTCACGGTCACGCGGTGCGCTGGGGCGAAGTATTCGACCGCGCGCCCGGTAGGCAGGTCGTGGTTCTCGTCGCGCAGCGCGAATTCCTCGCGCAGGCGCGCCCCAATGTTTCGAATGTCGATCGTGGTGACGGTCATGGCGATCGTGGTCATCGTGGGCTCCCTTCCCGGTCGGGCGGACTCCCCGCCCAAGCAACACCCACGTTAGCGCGATATCCAAAAACAGTCAAGTCGAACTTGCATGTTTTTTCGTCCTCTACGTTGGGGTCGCTCCGCGCGGGACAACCGACCAGCACGGCCGGGGAGGCCCCATGAGCTATGTCCACGCCGCGCGGCAGGCGGTCGCCGCCGAACTCCCGAGCTGTTCCCCCGAGCTCCTCACGCTCTACACGGTGCTCGCGCTCACCAAAGGACGGGCGACCACGTCCGCGGACGTCCACGACGCCTGGTCGTTGGCCACGATGGACGCCCGCCCCGAGCACCCGTGCCTGCGTCCCTACCCGCAGCTGGGGGCCGAGACGCAGGCACTCGACGTGCCCTACCGCGACGGCATTCACCGCGCGGCGGCCTCCCTGCTCCCCGAGTCGGGGGCTACTGGAGTTCACGGGTGAGCCGCGCCAGGAGAAGGCCGACGACGCGGAGCAGTTCGTCGGCCTGGTCGAGGTTGAGCGGGTCCAGGCACGGCGTGGAGCACACGTGCGTCGGGGTGCTGTAAGGCTCCCGTGCGTAGCCGGTGACCGACAGCGAGGCCAGCCCTGCCCGGCTTCGGAAGTCGAAGGGGCGCAGGTCCGGGAGTTGGCCTTGCACCACGAACGGCTCCGTGTCCTCGATCGTCTGGACGCGGATGCGGAACCGGTTCCAGAACTCGTGGGCGAGAGCCGTCTCGCGGTCGTCGGGGGTGGAGCTCATCGGTTCTTCTCCGGTCGCATCGGTGACCAGCACGGGCGAGTGGGCGTGTGGCTGGCCGGGCTGGATCCGGCCGGAGACCCAGGTCGTGCCGTCGTGGGCGTGGCCGGAGCCGGTGATGCGAACCCAGCCGGTGCCTTCGATCCAGAGGGCGGTGCCGGGGGAGAACGGTGAGCGGGTGTCGAGCTCGCGGGGTAGTGGGTCGAGCCAGTCGAGCATGAGAACTCCTTCGGTCGGACGTGCCCTCGCACCTCGGGGGCGGGGGGCGAGCGGGTGGGGTGTGCCCGGCCCGTGCGTGTGGTGGTGGGCACGAGTCGCGGCGTGGGCGGGCAGGGGTCAGCGGCGCCGCCGAGGGCGGTTCCGCCGACGAGGGAGACGCCCTCGGAGCGCGGTGCAACCCGTGCTGAGGGGCGCTCGGCGCGGCAGAAGCCGGGGCCGGGAGGGGTTCGTGGGGTGACGGTTGTTCGGTGAGGGGGGCACCAGGTCCTCCACGGGTGGGGTGGTCAACACGACGTTTTTCCGTGAAATAGGATAGCTGGGCTTTCCTGTTTTAGAGTTTATTCCCGCCAGGAGGGCTCGGCAACAGCACGCCGGGCGCGCCCGTGTCACCCCTTCGAGGGAGGGCTACGACCAGGGGAGGTGGCGACACCTCCATGCGAGCGCAAGACAGGAGCGTCGCGCTCTATCCAAAAAACATAATAGTGAGACTTTACTGTTTATGGGTCACTGGCTAAGGTTGGTGGTGCAGGGCGGGACCGCGCCCGCCCTTCGCGACCAAGGGAGCCCCACCATGACCATCTCGACCGTCACTACCGCCTCAGCCGGGCCGAGCATCACGGGCGTCGTCGCCGAGGCGACCTGCGCCTGCGGCGCGTTCCTCGCGTGGGAGCGGGGTAGCGGCTGGTGCCACATCGCCGACCTGTGCGCCACCTGCTACGGCGTGACCGAACATTGCCCGGAGGCGGCCGAGCACGGCCGGTTCGTGCTGCTGGCCCCGGACGGGGCGCGCCCCTGCCCGGTAGTGCCGATCACCTGCCTGGTCTGCGATGAGGTGCTGGAGGCCGACGCGCTGCGGTGTTTCGACTGCGGGCAGAGCCGGTGCTGCGGGTGCTGCCTCGACGAGGCGGATGACGCCGCTGACCTCGCCTACGAGTGGATCCGGGACCAGCGCTGCCACTGAGCCTCCCCCGTCGGACACGTCGGTGAAACCGACGTGTCCGACTTTCCTGTTTCCAGGCGTCCGGGTATCGTGGCGACTGTCGGAACGACGGGGAGAGCAAGGGAGGTGACACGGTGCAGGCCACGATGGATGAGGAGAACGCCGAGGCGGAGGTGGACTTCGAACGCCTCGACCAGCTCCAACAGGACGACGCGATCTGGGAACTACCCGACATCGCGGAGGCGTTACAGAAAAACCTGCAGACGGTCCACTCGTGGAGGACCAAGAGCCTCAAATACATCCGCAACGCGAGCTTCGTGCCCGTGCTGGCGGATGTACTGCCGGAACCAGATCTCACCTACACCCGAACCCCGCTGTGGCGGGCGGGCACGATTCGGACGTGGGCGATGCGCACCGGGCGCATGTTGCCGGATGGCACGCCGGTGCGGTCCAAACCACCGGGCAGGCCCCGCAAGGGGTAAGTCCATCGCCCCGCTTCGGGGTCGCTCGGCGACGAGGACCGGCTGCGGAACATGAAAAACTGCCCCCGACGTGGTCAACCGCGATTACCGACACACGTCGAGGGCAGTGAGCCGACCTTGCTGGTGCTTACGAGAAGGGAGCCCCGAAGCAACACAAGTCAGGCCGTCTGCCGAGGGTAGCACCCCGTCCGATTCAGGGAAACGGCCTGGCGAGTCAGCACGCCGAGGCCGCCCTGGCTGTTCCAGCCGGCATGTGGGCCTCGGTCATCACAGCCGCGATCATCTGTGAGGACGGACGACCGTTGACGACCGACGTATCAACGCAGCGTGACAGCACCGCTGCCCCGGTGACCCCGGGCGCGCTCGCGCGGGGCGCCCACGACATCCCCGCTACGTTCGCCGAGCGGGTCGAACTGTGTCGATTCCTCGCCGAGGCCGACATCCTGCCGCCGAGGCTGCGCGGTCAGCCCGCCAATCTGATGCTGATCATGCACAAAGCCCTGGCGCTCGACGTGCCCCTGTCGGTGGCCGTCGACCACATCAACGTGCTCGACGGGGGGACCACCGAGGAGTCCGCCGAACTGCTACGTGGGCTGCTCTACCGGCACGGCCACAGGTTGCGCTGGATCAAGCACGACGGCGTCGAAGCGCACGCCGAATTGACTCTGGCGCACGACCCGCGTCCGCGTGAAGAGCGCTTCAGTATCGGCGACGCGCAACGGATGGGGCTGGTGACCAAGGACACCTACCAAGCCGACCCCGAATCCATGCTGGTGGCCCGCTGCTCCACCCGAGCAGTCTCGCGGAACTGCCCCGAAATCGCCCTCGGGGTGGGCAATCTGTCCCGGATGGACATGGCCCACCTCCTCCCGGAGGACAGCAGCTCCGCCCCGAAGGAGGTTCCCGAGGAGGCCGAGACCGCCCCGGAGGAGACGGCCGAGGACAGCGCCGCCCGTCAGCAGGCTCACACGTTGTTGGACCAGGCTCGGGCCGCCTCGACGGCGAGTGTGGTCACCCACGTGGGGCGGCAGGCCAAACGCCAGGAATTGTTAACCGTGCCGGTCGATGACGACGGGACCACGCTGCAGACCGCGTTGCTGGCCCGGCTCAACGCGCTCTCCGGCGTCGCCGAGGACAGCACGGCTGCGTCCGTTCCGGACGGCGACAGCCAAGAGCAGGTGGCCACGTTGGATGAGACCACCGGAACGCTGGACTGCGGCTGCGAGGCCGCCGAGGTGTTCCGCACCGGATCCCACCGTGACGACTGCACGACGACCGGCAGCACCCGCGCCAGCCGCTCGTCGTCCCGTTCGTCGTCGGCTCGGTCCCGGAAAACCGGCACGCGCGGTTCCACCAAGACGCGGGCATCCTCCCAGCCCGACGCGGATCAGGGGCAGGAGGGAACGGAGTGACGAGCACGCACACCGACCCCCCGACCGGGGCTGACGACGCCGCCTCCCGCGTAACCGAGGCGCTGGCCGCCGCGTTCCGCGCGTTCACCGCCGACCAGCAGCAGGCCCGCGACGAATGGGCGTTGTCCATGAGCGGGCTGGGCGCCTGTGCCCGGCAGGGGGCCTACCGGGTGGCGGAAACCCCGGCCAGCGACGAGGTTCCCTACGGCGAGAAACGTCCGGCCAATCTGGGCACGATGCAGCACGCCGGGCTGCTGCCCTACCTGGCCGCCCACCTCGACGCCGAGTACGAGCGGACGGTGTGCCTCACGGCCGCCGGACTCCAGATCCGCGGAACCGCTGATCTGTACTGGCCCGGCGGGCGGATGGTGCTCGACCTCAAAACCGTGGGCCAGCACCGGTTGTCCAAACTGCGCTCCAGCACGTGGCAAGCCCACCGGCTGCAGGTGGCGGGCTACGCCCTGGCCGTGCACCAGGAAGGGCTTCCGGTGCGGTGGGTGGCCTGGCTCTACATGGACCGCGCCAGCGGGCAGGAGCGGGTGGCGGTGGAACCGTTGACCCCGGAGCTGGCCCACGCGGTGTTGGAACGGGCCGCCGCGATCGGGACGTACGCCCTCGACCCGGACACCGCTCCGCGTGAGGAACGAGGGCCGGGGTTGTCGTATGCCTGCGACGAGTGCCCATGGCTGCGACGCTGTTGGGGCGACGACGCGGCCCCGGGCGAGACCGGGGCGCAGCGCATCGTCGCCCGTGACGATGACGGGGTGGCTGCGGCGGTGGCGGCCTACGACGCGGCACGCTCCCGTGAGAAAGAGGCGAGGGAGGCGAAGGAGTTCGCGCGTGTCGCGTTGTCCCAGGCGGCGGGCGGCCACTATGGAGACTGGGAGTTGACGTGGAGTCAACCGGCGGAAGAAACCGATGTGTCCGCCGCGCTGGAGTTGCTGCGGCAGGCGGGCATCCCCCCGCCGGTCAAAGCGGGCTCGCCCAGTATCCGCATCCGCCCCGCGCGGGCCGACCACGGGAGGAAACGATCATAATCACTGGTCATGGGGGCGATAGTCCGTTTCGGACCCGAGCGGCACGGTCTGGGCACATCCGGTTCGGGCAGAGACACAGGCACCGAACTGGCCTGTTTCTCTGCGTCGTCGGGCAGAACGGGTAAGCTCCGTGCATGACAGTCGGCCCCGTCCCCTATGGGCGTCGGGGACGGGGCCGAATCGAAGTATGAGGGGCTGGCGACCTCTACCGCCGAGGTTCATGCCCCCAGTGAGTATTCCGTCGGAGGTGAGATCACCGGCTCTCCAATCGAGGCTCGTCGTCTCGAACACGGTGGGCGGTCAGGTGTTGGGCCACCCGGCCACCCGCTGACAACTTCATCCGCCCCGGGCAGGGGCACTCTGTTTTCCTGCACCATCAGGCCGGTCGTTTGGGCGAACGCCCGGCCCTGACCCAACACGGCCTTCGGTCGTCTTGGGGGTTGGTGAGTCTAGCTTAGCGTACGGCGTGCGAATTGACAGCACCGCCGCACGCGCGAGACAACTCACCCTCTTGGCGGATCTGGCCGTGGGAGAGGACCGCGCTCTCATGTCAACCGTGATCACGCACCTGCCGGAAGGTTTTCTGCGGTGGAAACAGCTGCGCGACCAGCCGCTGCTGAGCGGGCTGCCGTTCCAGGTGCTGACGCTGTTGCTGGATGCCAACGAGCAGCACGACCGAACCAGCTTCCACGCCAACGGCTGGACCCAGGACAAGGTCGCCTCCCGACTGGGGGTGACCCAATACTCGATCCGGAAGGCGTTCCGTACGCTCAAGAAGTGGGGCTTCTGGAAACCCCGCCGCCGAGTCATCGGCCGGGAACGAGTGATGCACTGGTGGCTGGTCACCGACGAACCGGGCGAGTTCGGCGACGCCGAGGAGCGCGTCGAACGCGAATACCTCGCCGCCGTGAACAAGCAGCGCACATCAGACGTTGATCAACAACGGATGAAAAGCAACGCAGATAACCCCTGTTCCTCTGGGTTGGGTGACGGGAGTACTACCCCCCTACCCCCCGTTGTGGGCAGCTCGGGCGAGAGCGAGAAGCCTCCGCGTCGTGGCCGTGCCGCGTTGATGGCCCGCAAACGCAAGTCCCGCAAACGCGTCCAGGCTGTATCTCTCCCCGAACAGCTGCGCCCGTATGCGTTGCAGGCCACATCGATGGCCCACGACCTGCAGGTTCCTCCGTTGCTCCGGGGTGAGGTCGCCAGCTACATCGCCTATCTGCTCTCGGTGGGTTACGACGAGGACAGGCTGCTGCTGGAGTTCAGCCGCAACATGGACACCGCAGACGACATGGCGCGCTGTGTGCGTTACCGGGCCGGGATGAAGGTGGAACGGCACGCGCGCCAGCACGGCTTGCCGTGGCGGTTCCCGCGCAACGCGACGCAACGCCGATGATCACTATCCTCAGTTGCTCTCTCACGGCCGTTCGCGACCTACTCGGGGGTGAGTGCCAAGAGGCGTAGCTCGACGCGGCACAGACGATTTCAGCGCTTGATGGAGTGTGCCTCCGACCGGTGTCGGCAAAAACACCCATGTTCAACGTTGCGGTTTTTCATTCCGCGCGTAACCTGGCTCGCACGGAGCCCCGCGTGTCTGGACACAGCCTGCTCTGGTTCCAGCACTGTCGACAGGAGGAGCGCAACACGCATGTCACCGTCACGAGCGAAAAACGACGTTCCCGAGTCCGTCGCCGCAGCGAACGCGCTGCGCGGCACGTTGACCGGCGAACCGCCGTTCCTGCCGACCATGTCGGAGGAACAGAAGAAGATCGAGCTACTCAGCTACGGCTCCAAGCTACAGCTGTGGCACTACCGCACGATGACGAACGACCGAAATTTCATCGTCCAGATCAACGGGCGGAACCGGCTCCTCGACAAAACCGAGGTGTTCGGCTGGATCCTCGGGGTGCTCGACGCGGTGAGCCTGGAAGTCACCGAGTTCGCGTACCGCTCCGGTCTCGAATAACCCACTCCGCCCGTCATCGCCCGGCCCCGGATACCGCTGTGTCCGGGGTCGGATGTCGTTGCACGAGGGGATGGACGCTCGGTTCCCCAGAGTGTCGCCAACGCCCACACTAGTGATCACCACTAAAACAAAATAGTCTAGCTTGACTATTTAACGAGACGCCGCTAACGTGGGTGTTGCTGTGATACCGCGATGGGATAGGGAGCCCCACTGATGCCCGCAGAATTCGACAGCGGCATGTTCGTCCGCGAGCCCGCCTGGCACCGCCTCGGCGTCGTCCTCGACGACTACCCCGGATCGTGGGAGGAAGCCCGCCGCCTGGCTGGGCTCGACTGGGAACCGGTCGAGGAGCCGCAGTTCCGCCGCGTACAGACCGCCACCGACGCCTCCGGTGAGCCGATCTACGACTACCGCGAAGTCCCCGGTTACAAGTACGTCGTCCGTAGCGACAACGGAGCGATCCTGGACTCGGCCAACAGCAGCTACGAGCTGATCACCCACGCCGACATGGGCGAGATCATCGAGGCCATCCTCGACAACGCCGAGGTGAAATACGAAACCGCCGGAAGCCTCTACGGTGGCCGCAAAGTCTGGGCGCTGGCCCGGCTCGGGCAGGAGATCGAACTGCCCGGGGACAACAGTCCGACCCTGCGCTACCTCGCGTTGATGAACTCGCACGACGGCACCGCCGCGCTCAAAGCCCTCGGCACCGGGGTGCGCATCGTCTGCGCCAACACCTGGCACGCCGCCGACATCGGGGCCGAGAAAACCGGCACCGCGTTCAGCTTCCGCCACACCCGGAACTGGCGGGAGAACGTCGAGAACGCGCAGAAGGCGGTCACCGGCGCGTTCGCCCAGATGGACAAGTACGTCGAGAAAGCCCGCAGCCTCCTGTCCATGCGGCTCGACGGCGAGGCCGCCGAGCAGTTCGTGCAGCAGTTCGCCATCGAGCGGACGTTGGCCAACACCAACGTCAAACGTTCCGATTTGGACGACTACCTGCTGACCAACCCCAGGGTGGCCCAGAGCATGGCCGACACGCAGGCCAGCCTGAAAGCCATCCTGCGGTCGGAGACCTGCAACGAACTGCCCGAGACCGCCTACAAGTACATCCAGGCGGCCGGGGAGTTCGCCGATCATTTCAAACCCAGCAAGAACGACGACACGTACTTCACGCGGACCGTGGTCAACATCGAGCCGTTGAAACAGACCGCGACGAAGCTGGCCACGAAGCTGGCCACACCGGTGAGCTAACCCACCGGCCCCTGGGGTGCGCCCGGCTCATGCTGGGCGCACCCCAGCATCATGTCCGACTCCGCCACCCGAGTGGCGCTTCCCCACGGCGACGTGGCCGCGCCCCTTCACAGAGCTCGCCCACGCGCTACTGTGCCGACTACGGCCTCCGGGCCGGAGGTGTTCCGCGTCGTCGCGACACACCGTCGCCCGACAGTATTCGCGGAAACCTGATAGTTAGACTAGTGTATTACTTGCTATGTCGTGTGGCGGGGTGCCCGCCACACACCCTCAGACGACCAAGGGAGCCCCTATGCCCGACACCACGGTGCCCCTCGGCCCGTGGGATCAGGCGGTCACCTCCGCCGAGAACGCAGTCCGCCACCTCACGGCCGCTTCGCGAGCTGACGAGACAGTGCCATCCCACGAACACGGCGAGCGGAGCTACACCGCTCTGCTCGACGCGTTGGCCGCACTGGGCACAGCCCGCGCGACCGACCCGATCGAATTCGTCAACCACGTGGCCGACGACCTCGCCGTGAGCATCATGGGCCGTTCCAGTACCCACTAGGCCGAGGCCGCACCGCGCCCGCCCGCACCACACAGGGGGACCACCACACATGCCCTCGACCGACGAAACCGACCACACCACCCGCATCCGCAACACGCAGCAACGGCTCCGAGCTCAACTCACCACCGGGCTCGTCGCCCTCACGCAGGCGCAGCACGCGCTTGCCGACCTGATGTACGGCGCGGCGCACTCCTCTGACTACGACCAGAGCGACAACGCCCACGACGCGTCGGACGAACTGGGGGCCGCTCTGCGGTCAACCAGAAACATTCTCCGCGCCCTGGCCCCGCTGATGCCGGCCGACGTGGAACCTCTCCCCATCACCGAACAAACCGAACAGGAGGACCGTCAGTGACCTTCTCGCCGAACCGGACGGCGCTGCGGCTACTGATCGCCACGCTCAAAGGCGGTAGCACCAAGACCACCACCACGATGCTGCTCGCGATCTCGTGGGCACGCCGTGGAAAGAACGTCGTCGTCATCGACGGCGACACCACCAACCGGGGCGCGGCCCGCTGGACCCGCCGCGCCGCCAACAACGGCTACGAAATCCCCTACACCCTTCTGGAATGGGATGCCACCAAACCGCCGCTGTCGAAATTCGCCCAGCTCGCCGAACGCGACCACCAGGCCGACGTCGTCCTCATCGACCTCGGCGGTGAGAGCCCCGAATGGTTCGCGTTCGCCTGCTCGTGGGCCGACTGGCTTCTGTCCCCGGTCCAGCCCGTTGACGCCGAACTCGACGGGATCGGACCGACCTACGAATCCGCGGCCTCCATCAGCGACGCCCGCCACGAAGGGCTGCTGCACTCGGTGCTGCTCACCCGTTGCCCCCAGGTCAAGAAGGGCATGGCCGCCGAGAAACGCCGGGAACTGATCACCGACCTGCGTGACGAGGACGGCCGCCCCGACCCCGACCAGCCCTGGTCGGTCGGGGCACACGTGTTCGACACCGAGATCACCCGCGCAGCCGGGTACTCGGACATGTACGGCCACATCCCGGACAACGTCGGCGAGTACGAAGACCTCCTGGTCGAGCTGGAAAACGCACTCGCCGAGCTGGACAGTGACGACGAGGACGACATCGAGAAGGTGAGCGCCTGATGGCGGGACCGCCCCAACGCCTGTCCAAGAAGGGGAAAACGAACTCCGGTAAGCCGTCGGCTACCAGCACCCCTGCCCGCAGCGACGCGCAGGACGCCACGAGCAAGGTGCTGGAACAGCTCACCGGCGAGGACACCGACTCGACCTCATCCACGGAAACCCCCGAAAACGGGGCTGAATCGCCTGCTGACGATCAGAACCCCACCGGCGAGGGGAAAGCCTCCGAAACGGAGGTGGAAACACCGGAGACGGCAACTCAGAAGGCAACAAGTCGGGAAAGGGGGAAACCCGCCAAGACGTCCACGGCGGCAACGGCGGAGAGCTCCGACACCGACACCACGGGCCAACCTCCCCCTTCGGCCGGGTCGGACGGAGGGCAGGCGAGCACGGACGTCACCGGGGGCCACCCGGAGATCACCCCCGAACTGCTGGAAGCCGTGCGGGCTCAACTGGCCGCCTCCGGCGGCACCCCGGCGCCCCAGGAGGACACATCCGCCGAGCCCGCCTCTGACAGCGGGAACGGGGAGACGTCTGCCACGGCGGCCCCCGCTAAACGGTCTCGGCCTCGTCTGTCAGTGCCGGACCTCAGCGACTACGAGCCCGAGCACACCATGACCCCTCGGGAAATCGAACGCTGGCGCTACAGCCTGGATATCACCGTGCGCTCGGCGAGGCGCGCCAACGAGCAAGCGGTCGCCAAGCACCGAGCGTGGGTGCAGGAAGTCGCGGAGGCGCTCCAAGCGGGGATGCCTCTCAGCGAGATCGAATCCGTGGCCGCGTCCACTCGGTATCCGGCTCCCACGGATGAGGAAATCCAAGCGATCCGGGACGGAGACGAGGGCTAGCTCCCGCTGGACCCTTCTCTCGCCATGACGAGCCCGCACTCGACCACGAGTGCGGGCTCGTTTACGTATGACACATGATCGTGACCGTTCCCGATAGTGCTCTCCCACAGGCGCTCGCACGCACGCCAGCACGCGCGCCCTGGCGCGCGCCAGGGCGCGCGCCCGCGCGTAATACACGCGTGCTTTTGCCGCAAGAGCGCGGGAAACCATATAGTCACGCTATCCCGTTTCAACGCAACAACGTGCAGAAGGGAGACCGAACGTGAGCGAGAACGACCTCCCCCGCGTCGGCGACTACGTCTACGCTTACCCTCGAACTCGACACTGGGGCGAGTACCTCCCCACTGTGCACAGGGGAGTGGTCACCAGCGTTCCCCCATCATCCTGCGAGAACGACAGAGCGCGCGTTCTCGTCCACTTTGACGACGTGCCCCAGAGCGCGGCCGAGATCGAACAGGTGTTCACCCTCGATGAAGTGCGTCTGACCGCACCCAATACGCCAGTCCACGCGGCAATGGAGGAATGGGCAGACGAAACCGGCCAGGACCCAGCCTCCGAGCGCGCTCAACGCGTCTTCGATATCGCCCGCAGCCGACCCGACATCTCGGGAAGCTGCACCCCCGACCAGCGGGATCTGATCATCCGAGCCAGCGGGCACCTCTACACGCTGCGCCCCAGCCTGCCGGAGGAATACTGCGCCTACATCGTGCGCGGCACCCTGTTCGCGACCCTGGGCTGGCCCTCCCCAAAGGACAGCCGACCGCGCTCATACGCCGTCGAGGTCGATCGCCGAGTGCTGGCTCTGGCGGGAACTCCGGCGGAAGCCATCATGATGCTGCTCGCGCACTCCGGCATCGACCCGCACACGCTGCCGACACTCGTGCGGACACTACTGACCAGCCTCACCTCCGAAGCTGTCGACACTGTGTTCGACATAGCCCGCTCCGACAGCGACATCGGGCTCGATGCCTTCCCCATTCCCGAGATCGACCAGTGGGTGATCTACCGCAACACCTGATCCACACTGGACCACAGCGGGAAACAGGCACCACCACATCACCGCCTGGCCCGCCGGATGCCCGCCCGAAAGGACCAACCGATGAACCTGAAAAAACTCAGCCTGTGGGCCGCCGTCGCGCTGGCGTGCTACGCCGTCATCAGCAGCCCCAACGGCAGCTCGGCCCTCGTCGACGACATGCTCAACAGCCTGGAACACGCCGCGAACTCGGTGATCGTGTTCCTCGACCGCTTCGTCCCGTAAGGAGCACGCTCGTGAGCACCTCCGCCTCCGGCGACCCCTTCACGGCCCGCTACACCCGGTGGGTCGCCCACCGCTACGCACGCTTCATCCTGGTCATCGGGGGAGCGCTGACGACGATGCAGTTCGCCACCGACACCGTCCCCCTCGTCACTCCCCTCGTGGAGGGAAGCGTGAGCCTGCTGGCGCTCATCGGGTTCGTGATGATCGTGATCCCCATGCACCGGCACACCCGGCTGCTGTGCCCGGACTGCGCCGCCGACGTGCCGAACAACCCCTCGGCCGCCGCAGAGACGGACCAGCACCGACTCAGGCGATTCCACCAGTTGAGCACCCCGCGAGGCTCGCTGCTGGGACTGGCCGGAATCCTGCTCCTGCTCCTCGGGCAACACTGGCTCGGCCCCCTCGGGTTCCTCGCCACCCTCCTGGCCTGGAGCGGAATCGCCTACGAACACGTTCTCGTGCACCGGCACCGCCTTTTGATGCCGTGGTGTCCCTACTGCCGCAACGGAGGAGACGGAGACGACCACACAGCCCCCACCCCCGACCCAGTTCGCACCGCGACCCGATAGCCGCAGACAGGCGAGGCCACCCCGACCCACGCTGGGGCCGGTCCCGCGCCACCATCAACGACCCTGCCCCTCGGGACCACCACCACACCCGAAACGAGGCGATGACCATGCCCGCCACCCACCACCCGCACACCACGGACCCGCTGACGACCCCCCTCACCCTCTGGACCCGCCGGAAACACCCCGACCAACCCGCCCGCTACCGGCTGGCCACCCCCTGCTGCGGGAACGGAACGCTGGCCACCGAACACCAACTCCACGCCCACAGCACCACCGGCATCACCCTCACCTGCGGCCGTAGCCTCTGGGGCGGCAAACAGCACCCGCCACGCGGCTGCGGCACCACCTGGCGCGTCTACCTCGTGGGCACCACCCAACTCCAGTGGCACCGCACCCTCTAACGGCCCGCCCCCGCCGAGGTCGGTCGGGGAGCGAACTGCCCGGCCGCCCTCGGCGGGAACCCGGCGACGAGACATGTCCGCGGACAGAACCACGCTGCCCTCGCGCGTCTCTACACTCGGTCGAGTGATGCGGTCATCATGGATCAAGTACGCACGCGCCGTCGAGCATCAGCAGGTGCTCGCTCGGGCCGGACGCGAATTCTTCGCCGACGGAGACACCTACGAATACCGTCGCTCTGACAACCGCAACGACGAGCATGACCCGCTACTGCGGATAGAGTGGACGCCGACGATCAAACGCCCCTTCCCGGAACGGTGGAGCGTGGTCCTCGGCGATGTGCTGACGAACTTCCGCGCAGCGCTCGACCACGCCGTCTGGGACGCGGTCCACGCGCACTCCGGCCCACCCGACCGCCCGCAGGACATCTTCTTCCCGATCGCCACGGAGCAGGCATCATTCAGGAAGAACGGGAAGAAACTCCGGTCGCTGCTGCCCCCGCCGGTCTGGGGCCTCATCGAGGAGATGCAACCCTTCCACGAGACCGACGCAACCACCGCCCCGCTCGAAGTGCTGCGGTGGCTGTCCAACGTCGATAAGCACCGAGCCGTGCACGTGGTCGGCAGCACGTTCTTCGACGTTGGGCTTCCCCTTGTCCTCTCGGACCCTCCGTTGGACATCGTGGACGAATATCGCTACGAGGGGCAGGCCACCGACGGCACAGTGGTGGCCCGGGTCACGGCGAAACGCCCGCAGTCACCCCAGACGATCGAGGTACGGCCTACCTTCGCCCACGGCCCTACGCTGCAGATCCGTGACAACCCGGTGGACTTCCGCAGGCTCGGCGAGGTCATGGATGTGCTACGTGACAGCGTGCTGGCCATCATCGGTCACGTCACCATCATGCTGGGTGCTCCGACCCCCGAGCGCGACGAACTGAACCTCGGGGAGGAACATGACGCCTACGCTCCTGAACTCGGAGGAGTCGTCCTCGGGGTGACCGACCACGACGGCACGAGGCACATCATCGGCGGGCACCACCGCGATGCTCACGACACCGCCTCCGACACCCCGCCAGCTCCCTGACCCGGTTCACCGCCTGGCGCGGCTCCGAGCAGCCGGTGACGGAAGCGCCGTCTTCTGCCAGGATGTCCGATGAAGGACACGGCCCCGTCAACGAAGGACACCCCTCGGTGGATCGCGTCAACGCCTCGGCCACGTTCGCCGCCACACCCGCCACTACGTCCCTGCCAGAACAACTGCTCGAATACTGGGCACACGGCAAAGGCGCCGCACGAATCCGCTGGGGAACACCGGGGGACTTCGAGAGGTGCCGACGGCACCTGCGCGAGCACGTCCCGCAGCAGCACATGCTCAACGGGCTCTGCGCGAACCTGCACCGCCGGGCCACCGGGAACTGGCCCGGCGACGACCGCCACCACAGCGAAACCACCACCCAGTAACCAGGGAAGTCGGGAACCCCCCGAGGAGCGAGTGGTGGTGGCGCAGGCTCCTGCTCCACCCCCCGCCGGGGTCACGTTAAGCGAGGCGCGCGACGCCGATACCCCTCCTCAGCGATCCACCGCGCCGCCGTCTTCCGCTCATCCACCCCAGCCAACAACCCGCGCAACCTCGGCACATCATGCTCGATCAACAACCGCACATCACGCCGGTACGCATCGACCAATCCCACCTGGCTCGGCGGCCGCGACCAGTGGTGACGAAACACCTGCAGCCGCAGCGGAACCAACCGCGCCACCCGATCCCCACCAGACTGCTCACGCGAGTACCGCTCTAACCTCCACAGCGACGCCCACGACAGATCCTCCTGCCCCGCAGCCGGCACGAACCACGGGTGCTCATCCACCAACCGAGCAACGCGCTGCCGCGCGGCCGTCGCCGGGGCAGGGCGACTGGACACTTCACCACCCGTCACACCCAGCAACGATACTGACGCGAACCGTGATGTCAGCCCCGGACCCGCCCCGGCCAACCCGGTTCACACCAACGACGGGTCGAAAAACCGCGACGAACCGTAGAACAGCCGGTAGCAGTTCTGGAAATCCTCACGGGCCAACGCGCCGGGACGGAGCCACTGATCCGCGATCTGACGCCACCCATCCGCCCCGTAACGCCTATCGGCATACGTCGCCACCACGGTGGCCACGGTCTCCGCCACCTCCACGTACTGCCCCGGGTTACTCGTCCACCGTCGAACCAGCGTCACGAGATCCTGCTGCCCCGCGCGGTGAACCCGAGCTCGCGGCCCAGCACGCCGCCGCGCCTCCACATCTCGCTCCGGCAACTCCGAGGACGGCTTCGCCAAGTTCAATCCATTGCCGAACAGGATCACCCGAAGCAACACTTCGGACTCCCACGAGCCCGGCCGCCCGGCGATCATACTGCGTTGCGCGTACTCGAACGACTCGCTCGGATTCGACATCCCGCCCTTGTGATCCCGGTGCTGTTGAAACACCGTCTCCAACGCGGACGCCAGCGTCGCGACGCTTTTCACCCCGGCCCGATCGAACACATCCCACAACCGCTCCACATCCCCCTCAGGAACCGGAACGACCGGGCGGAGCGGGCCACGCGCCTCCTCCAACGCGAACTCCGACAGCGTGCCCAGCTCACGGGAGGTCTCGGCCATATACGACCCCCCGTCCTGGCCACTCACCCGCAGCCACGCCTGATTCTCGCGATCGACCACCCGAGCCGTCATCGTTGCGTCACCTCCTGGTGGGCCGTCTCAACCTTCCGCCGCCACTCCGCGGACATCGGCGTCGGCCACAACCACTCACCGATCGAACCGGGGCCGGAATCCTGCTCCATCTCGAACAGCGCGACATGGCCGTTCAACTGCTGCGCCTGCCGCCCTGCCAATGCCGTGAGCACGGCTGTCGCGGTCGGATTGGGCGCGAAATGCTCCGGGGCGAGCAACCCCAGATCCGAGACCATCATGCGAAGCGGCTCCTCGATCCACGCCCGGTCGAGCGCGGTCGGCCCGTAATGCCCGCCGACGAGCTCCTCAACCTCACGCTCCTGTTGCTCGGTGTAGGGAAGTAGCTCCCCGTGCGGGGTGATGACCAGAAACGTGGGTGGCCCCGGCTCCGGTGATGAAGGGTCAGTCATGTCGAGTCTCTTTCGTAGACGGTAGGGAGAAGAGCGTTCCCCTCGCGACACAAAACGTCACCGTGACAGAAAACAGCTCTGCGGGAGTCCCACCAGACAACCAAGGCGAAACAGCATCACAGTCCATCGGGGGCTCCCTCCGGTGATACGAACGTAGCCTACCGAGCCCCCACGACAGCCCCACCAACCGTGATCCGCTACACTCAGAACCACGCGGTGGTCACGAGGCGCAGCCTCCACCCCGTCGTAGCTTTCTCGAAGAACTTCCAGGTAACCGGTTCAACACCGGTTCCATGACTGGAATAGGTGTCCATAATCAAATATTATGGTTATCTAGAAGAAGCCACGCGAGAGAGCCTACGATGATGCAAAACTCCTGGTATGACAACCAAAGCCACCTAGACGAAGCGATCGATCGTGCCGTTGAAGTCGGGCTGAGTGCCCGCACGCAGAAGCTGCTGGATGCGGCCGAGTCGCAGCATACCGTGGAGGCGTACTCCCGTTACTGGGAGTTATTCCGTTCGTTCTGCGAGAACTACGGCGGGCGCGGGCTGGACGGTGTTCGTCGCAAGGGGCTGTCCGCACTCCCCGCCTCCTCGGACACTGTGGCGGAATTCGTGGGCTACCTCGCGCACCGGGGGTACAAGCCGAAAACAATCCGGGTCGCGCTGGCGACCGTGCGGCGGCGGCACCGTGTGGACGGTCGCCCTGTCCCGGATTGCACGCAGGCAAACGCCGCTGTGCGGGGCTATGAACAAGTTCTACTCGAACAGGGCTGGCGCCCGAAACAGTCTGCGCCAGCACGAACGAGTGATCTTGAGAAGGTCGTGCACACCTGCGATCTCGGCGGCCCGGCGGGGTTGCGGAACCGAGCGATGTGGCTGCTGGGCTACGCCGTCGCTGCCCGGCGCCGCGTCTACGTCAACCTCAACGTCACCGACATTCGACACGATGATCGCGGGCAGCTGCTACGGGTGCTGATCTGGCGGGACAAGGGCAAGCAGAACCGCAAGCCCCCGGTGGGGCACTGGGGTCGAGTTCGGAAGGGACGCTGCCGCGACCCGCTGTGCCCCGTGTGCGCGGTGATGGACTGGATCGACTACCTCGCCGAGCTCGGTGTACGTGACGGGCCGCTGTTCCGGCCGGTGGACAAGGGCGGCAACGTCGGTGGGGTGCGGCCGATTGCCGGAGGGGGTGACGCGCGGTTGGCCCCGAGCGGGGTGAACAGGATTTTCCGCGCGTGCGTAGCCGAGGCGGGGCTGCCCCCGGATATCACGCCACACAGCCTGCGGGCCGGGTTCGCCACCGAGGGGTACGAGCTCGGCGCCGATGGGCTGGCGTTGCGGCGGCACGGCGGGTGGTCCGATGATTCGACTGCATTCAACCAGTACGTCCGCGGAGTCGACGACGAGCGTCATTCCCCCCTGCACGTGGTGGCGGAAAACCGCCGGAAGGGACGTTGATGTGGAAACTCGCGCTGAGCTGGGCGCGTGGCTGTCCGAATGGGACGTGGTGCACCGACAGGTCGACGAACGGACCTGCCGCTGTGGCTGGTCCGCGGATGAGGTGACGCAGCCCGAGCATGCCGAGGCCGCACTTCTTTCCGAGCTGGGGGCGTGGTTGTCCAGCGGTCGTCGGGATGAGCGCGGTCGGTCGGTGTCGTGGAGGAGCCTCGCTGCCGAGCTGAGTGACCGTCTGGAGGAGTCCCAGGAGGCGGTGGCTCACTTGCGGGCGCGGCTGTCCCATAACCAGTGCTCGTGGCGCGGGACCGTGGCTCCGTTGGAGGTGCCGAGCCGGGATGGGCAGGTGCTTGTGCGCTCGGACCCGGAGAAAGTGCTGTCTCGGCCGCTGCCGTTGCCGGTGGTGGACCGGCGTGCCGGGCGAGGCAAGGTGTGCGGCTCCGTGTGCCGGCTGTGGATGCAAGACGGGTTCGTTTGGGCCGGTGGGACGCTCGATCTGGCCGAACGCGGCGAGGGGGAACTGCTCATTACCCCGGAGATGGTGCCCGGCTCGGGCGAGATGTTGCAGGGCGAGGCCGGTGAGTTCCGGTGGATGCGGTGGGAGCTCGCGGCCGTGGTGCTCACTGACCGGCCGGTGTTTCCCGGAACCACGTTGCTGTGCGAGTGAGGCGGGCCAGTTCCTGGCCGTGATCACGGTTCAGGTTCCGTTCCCCGCAGCGGTGTCGTGGTTCGGTTGAGGCAGACTGGCTCCCGTTCGTGATCACGACGGGGAGCCCCG